TCCGCAGTTCTCGCAGCCCGGCAATCCGCAGTGATCTTGCCATTCTTCATCGCGCCAGTCATGACGGCCATCAATAAACCGTCGCAACTCACTTTCGCTAAACTCGGGTCGCCGATAATACGTCAGGTCGGCAAAAGCGACCAAGAGGCCCTCGGGGCTCATTTCCCGGTCAACCGGTCCGGCTTTGCACGTAATTTCGATACGCCATGTGTCGAACAATGATTTAGTGCTGAACGGGTCGTCCCCACCCGCCTGAAATGGGCCGTGCGCGAAGTCCATCCCGTCGATCCATGCAGCACGAATAGCCGTCCGTAGCTTTGCCTGAAGGCCGCGAACAGCGACGGCATGAGACGATATGTTCGGGTCCACGGTTAGAGCGCCTCACACTGGCCGGACCCGATCGTTACCCGTTCGTTGATCGTGGTCACGGTCGTTTCTAGCCGGCTGTTGAGCGTCACGGCGATCGTTCGGATGCCGTCCGTACTTGCCGCCGTATGGATCTCCGAGTCGGTCAGTTCCTCGTCGCGCGGCAAGGCCATGGTGGACAGCGAGGTCCGAACGATCATCTGGTCCGATTGGTCGTTGATCGTCATGCGGAACGACGGGCCCGGCGCGTCCGGTTCGACCACGCAGCCGACCAGACCGAAGCCGGGCAGTGCTGGCGGATCGGGGGCGCGTTCGGCTACGCACGCCGCGGTGAGTACGGCGAGTCCTACAAGACCAACGGTAAAATTAGCCATCTATCAGCTCCTTCACGGTTTCGCAGAATCGGGTCGCCGTTTCCGCGTCGAGCGCGTTACCATAGGCGCGCAGTCGTCCCACCCTGGCGGAAGCTCCATGAGCCAACGGGAATGAGCCGGATCGAGTTGCCCGCCACTTTCCATCCCGGCAGAACAGCCAGTCTTTAGCGTACCGTCGGCCGTCAGTCGCATCGGTCCCGATATCGCTGCAAAGTCCTGCAAGCGTTGCTGGTTTTTCGTTCCGTCTTCCCGCGTCATCACTACGGGCCGTGCGCTCCGATCGTTGCTTACCGAAGTCGTCGGCCAGCCCGACAACGGCTTGTTCGCGAAGCAGCCCGGAATCCGATCGTCCGGACAATTCCAGTCGGTCAGCCAAGCATCCTCCGGCAAATCCTGCTGTTTCTTGCTCGGATAGACCCGGCCCGCCGACTGGTCGCTGTCGTGACTGCGCGGACAGTTGGGGGTTTTCCATCCGACCAGCGGCGCGCAGCCCGGCAGTCCGCCCGCCCCCTGCGCGGGTCCCCCGTTCGGGCCGTCTTGCTGACATGGTGTCGGCCAGCCGCTCAAGGTCGCCGCATCCGTCATCGTCACGCCGCTGTTGAACGGCGCGTCCGATTTTCGATTGGCCGTCAGGTTCCCGGTACTCGCCGCGTCCCCCGCGGTAGTCGTCGGCCAGCCCGACAAAATAGAGTCGCTGGCGAATATGGTTTCCGCCCTCGTCGATATTTCCCGCGCCAGCCCAATCGGCAAAATCGCAAAGCATGGATCGAACGACGGGATCGACACAATCGTGAATGGCCCGGCGTAACCATTCGCCGCTTTGGGACTCTTGCCACTCCACGCCGATGCCCGCAGCGCACAGATCGGTCGCCCCGAAGGCGTAACCCGCTCCTTCCATGTCAGTCGATACAAGATCGAGCCAGCCGAGGCCGTCCTTGCTCGCAACTTGTTCGCCAAGGACAATTGGAGGGCGGCACTGCGAGATAAGCCAATGCCAGTGGGGCCATAGGTGCCGCTCGTCAGTAAACCCGCCTGCTCGGCCTGCCGCGCTGAAAGGCTGGCATGGGCAGCTGCCTGTCCAGATAGGCCGGTCGTCGCTAAATCCGGCCCGTCGCAGGGCGTGCGACCAGATTCCAATGCCGGCGAACATATGAACTTGGGTAAAACCGATAAGTTCTTCGGGTCTGACGTCACGGATATCTCTTTCGTCGACAACGCCCGGCGCGATCTGGCCAGCCGCTATAAGATTGCGCAGCCAGTGCGCGGCGTAGGGATCGTGTTCCCCGTAATAGGCGATCGACACGGCTAGCGCACCATGACCGACAGGACCAACACGACCCCCGGAATGATGATAACGAGCAGGGTCGCCGTTGCGATCGATACGGCAAAGCCCCGCCAGTCGCCCAGCGACCGGATGACCCGGCTCGGCGTCGGTCGGATCGGGTCGGTATATTGCATCTCGCGCAGGGCGTCCGGATGGCTGGCACGGTTGAAAGCCTCTAGGGCGTCACGATGGGGGTTGTTGGTCATTACAGTGCGCGCACTTCGACCGAAACAATCGTCACCATCGGGCCAGCCGTCAAATCTTCGTTGCGGCTGATGAGAGGCCGACCGATGTTGCGGCGATCCAAAACCGCATGATTTTCGGCAGTGACGAGGCTGCGCGTTTCGAACCGACGAACCTTGCCGCAGGCATAGGTCGTTATAACTTCATGGGTCTTCGGTGCGGCCAGTGCGGCGTTAATCAGGGTCATGGCGTCCATCGGTTGTCTCCTTGTTGATCCTGCTATACCGGCCATTGACCGTCCCGTCAATACCTTTCTTTCTATCAGTTCCGCCCGTATTGTTCGTCAATGGCCGCAACCTTCCTTCTAGACCGTGACGCGTGGGACGTGGCGCTCGATGCGTCGGGCAATATTGCCGTTGCGACCGAACCATATAGTCAAGTCCAAGATGCGGCCAGCGCGGTCCGTGTCTTTGAGGGTGAGGCTTACTATAATACGACCCTCGGCGTCCCGTACTGGACGGACGTTCTGGGCCGCGCGCAACCTTCGCAAATCATGCGGGCCCGAGCGCAGCAAGCCGCAATGACCGTCCCCGGCGTGATCGACGCAACCGCCGTACTGACCACGCTGCCGAACCGCACGCTCGGCGGGCAGATCCAGATAAAGACCGCTACGGGCGAGATAGGGATTACCATATGACCGAAGTCCCGCCCCCGTCCTTCGGCCCGTTCGGCTTTACGTCACCGGAAGAACTAGCGATCCTCGCGGGCGTCATGGCCGACATGAATCAAGCGTTCGGCGGAAACCTGAACCCGTCGCTAAGCACGCCGCAGGGCCAATGGGCGACCAGCCTTGCCGCCGTCATCGGCGCGTCGAACGACCTGTTCGTCGACTTTACGAACCAAGTCGATCCGGCGTTCGCGAACGGTCGGATGCAGGACGCGATTGCGCGCATCTATTACCTGACCCGCCGGGGCGCCACGCCGACGATCGTCACGGCCCGCTGTTCCGGTGCGACCGGCGTTAATCTCCCCAGCGGCTCCCTTGCGCGCGCGACGGACGGCACGATCTACGCGTCGCTATCCGGCGGCTTGATCGAGTCGATCGGTTACGTCGATCTACAATTTGCCGCCCTCACCCCGGGACCGCTGGACCTACCGATCGGGGCGCTCTCCACGATCTATCGGACAGTCCCCGGATGGGACAGCGTGACCAATCTGACCGCCGGTACGCCGGGACGTGACGAAGAGAGTCGCGAGCAGATGGAGGAACGGCGGGCGCTGTCCGTCGCGTCCAATGCGGCCGGCATCCTTCCGGCGGTGCGCGGATCGGTCCTGTCGGTGCCGACCGTGCAGGACGCTTATGTGACCGAGAACGAGACCGGCACGGCGGCGACTATCGGCGGCGTGCTGATCGCGGCCCATAGTCTGTTCGTCTGCGTGCAGGGCGGGTCGGACGCGGACGTTGCGCGAGCTATCTGGTTGAAAAAACCCCCCGGCTGCAATTACACCGGAACGACCAGTGTCGTCGTCGAAGATACGAATAGCGGCTATCTGACCCCGCCGACATATACCGTGAAGTTCGAGCGGGCCGCCGCCCTCGCCATCAATTTTGACGTGACGCTAGCGGCTGGTCCGGGCGTACCGGGCGACGCGGGGACTCTGGTCGAACAGGCCATTACGACACTCTTCCCGACGGTCGCGCGGATCGGCCAGTCCGTGTTCGCCTCGTCGTTCACTTGCGCCATTGCCGCGCTCGGACCGTGGGTGAAATTGCTGTCGATCGAGGTGAACGGCGCGGCCTTCCAGGCGGTCAATATCGACGAGATCCCCGCGCTCGGGACGATAACGGTTCTCGTCACATGACGGCTATTTTTCCCGTCGCGGTCGTTCCGCTGGGTGCCGTCGAGGACGTCCTTAACGCGGATATCGACCGGACGTTCTTCGACGTCAACGAGACGGTCCTGTCGCAATATGCGAACAGCCCGGTCATGCTGGCGGTGATCGCCAGTTTCTCGGCATGGCTGGATCTCGGCAACCCATTCAACCGCTTCTATAATCTGATCTGGAATATCGACACGGCGGTCGGTCACGGTCTGGACGTCTGGGGCCGCATCCTTGGCGTCGGACGGGTGCTGCAAGTTCCGTCGGGCGAATATATTGGGTTCGAGCAGCAACCCGAAGCCCAAACGTTCGGTCACGGCATATTGTTTCGCGGCATCAATCTGACGAACAGTGCGTCCTTGACCGACGACGCGTATCGCATCTTGCTCATGGCGAAGGCGGCGCTTAATATCACGGATGCGTCGATCCCGGCGATCAATCAGATTTTGTTGACGCTGTTCGGCGACGGGTATGTGCGGGACAATTTGGATATGACCATGACCTACGTCTTTTCGGCACCCCTCGATCCGGTTCAGACGTCTATCGTCTTTAATTCGGGCGTGTTGCCCCGTCCGTGCGGCGTGTCCGCCACCGTGGAGACTCCGTAATGAACCTGTCCGATATCCCCGCATGGTTCGTTAAACGGTTCGCCGCCGACGCGACTGGCACGTTCGTTCGGCCCATTCCGACCACATCGGCCGACCCGAACGCCGCATCCCTGTCGCTCGGCTTTCCGCCAAATACTTTCGCCGCGATCGGTGCGGGCGGCTCCCCTCAAGACGGGCGGGACGTCAACGGCATCTTGAACCAACTGTCCGCGTGGGCTCAATGGATGGGTGTAGGCGGCCCGACCCCGTGGGCGTCCACGATCAGCTCGGCGGCCGGCGGCTATCCGCTCGGCGCGGTCGTGCTGTCCGGTACGGTTACGGGTCGCCTCTATCAGTCGCAGGTTAACGCCAACGTGACCAACCCCGATACGGGCGGCGCGGGCTGGGTTATCCTCGTCGATAAGGCCGCCTCGCCTGCCGACATGATCGCCGGGACCAGCAACGAAACGGTCGTCACGCCCGCGCAGCTGGCAACCGCGGGCTATGACCGGGTGGTCGCGCAAAGCCTGATCGCCAACGGCGGGTTCCGTGTGTTTGCGAGCGGCTATAAGGAATGTTGGGGGACTCGAACCTATGCCGGGAATGGTTCCACGACCATAACTTACCCGATTACATTTACGTCCTTTTCCAATGCGACGGCTCAGGCCGCTTCGCTCATCGCGAACGCTCAGGATAATAACCCGGCAGTCTACGAGTGCAATCTGACGACCTGCCGCGTGTGGAATGCTGTCGATAACAGCCTGGCCGGTTTCTGGCAGGCAAAAGGAGTATAGTAATGAACGAACATGCCACATTGATTGCCGAAGCACTCGAGAAGGTCGAACAGACTCATCGGGCGCACGGCCGAGCAGTCGCCGCGCTGCACAAGCTAATGGCGGCTGCAGTGGTCGAATACGGCCCGCTGGTCGGTCTTGATGATAGGTTGGTTGCTCGGGCTGTGGCCCCCAAAGATCCCCCGCCGATCGATGCTTGATCTCGGGATCATCGTAACGGGCGCTGCTGTTCTTCTGGCCTACCATGGAGGGCGGGGAGCTTGGTTGCGGCGATTGTTGTTGATGTCATGGGCGGCAATGTTCGGGGTGTCTATCGTTGAGGCCCCCATGTCTGCCGTCGTATTTTTGATGATCGTCATGGACGGCCTTATCGCAGCTACGGCCCTCATCATAAGCACGCGCGATCCGGGACGTTATGATGCACGCGCGGTGGGGGCCGTTTCTATGGCCATGATGCCGGCACATTGGATAATGGCCGCAACGCACGGAGCCCCTAATTGGGCGCTTTACGCAGCCGCATGTAACGGGGGATTCGTTTTCCAATGCCTTGTCGCGGGAGGGTGGTTAAATGGGGTGGGGCGCCGCATTCATCGCATCTTCGGTCGGCGTGGTTCTTCTAATCCTATCCGCGGCGGGGGTCGGTAAATGGATATTGATCCGAGTTGGGCGGTGCATGCGAAACTAGCCTTTGCGGCGTTTTGCGGCGGGATGACTCGTTTGTTATTCCGGCCAGCCGCAACGTTCCTTAAAACCGTCTGGTTGCTATTCGGCTGCATGACCTGCGGATATTACGGAACGCCTCTTGTTATGCATTGGTGGACGTTGGACTCGAGTTATGTGGGGGCCGTCGGCGCGTCGATCGGTTTCATCGGTCTGTCCGTCGCCGAGGCCGCGCTACGTTCGGCCGATAAACTCGACCTGCGCGAATGGCTCCGGTCGCTGCTTGCTAAGAAGGAAGCCTGACTATGGCCGGCAATAGCCTCATATTCGACACGATCCGCCCGTGGCTCGACCCGCAGGGCTTCACGTCCGCCCGCATCGCCGCGCTCGACTCGGCCTTGGCGACCTTCAAAACCGGCACGCTTCCGGCAACACCGACGTCCGTCAAACTATCGGCGTTCGACCAGGCGATCGAAGCGCATTTACGTGTCGAAGAGGGCGACAAACCGCGGGCATATAGAGATCATCTGGGCTATTGGACCATCGGTATTGGCCGCCTGATCGACCCGCGCAAAGGCGGACGAATCACCGTCGAGGAACAGGCCATCTTGATCGCCAACGACCCGAGCCGTCGGGGCGGTACGATCATGGATTGGACGCTGACTCCTGCCGAACGGTCGATGCTGCTCAAAAACGACGTCAAGCGGTTCACTGATGCCATGAAAGACTGGCCGGCGTGGAAGCGCGTGCAGGGCGATATCCCCCGTATGGTTGCCATGACCGGCATGTGCTTCCAGTTGGGCGAAAAGGGCTTTGCCAAGTTCGTCAACACGCTGGCGATGATCGCCGCAGGTCGATTTGCCGAAGCGGCCAGCAATATGTTAAAATCGAAATGGGCGACCGAAGACACGCCGGAACGCGCCATTCGGGTCGCAGCAATGATGAGGAACGGACGATGAATCGTAAAATTCTTATAGCCCTCGCCGCAATGTCGTTCGGACTCGCCGCAATGTCGTTCGGACTCGCCGCGTGCGCCGGGATTAATGGCGTCCCCACGTCGCCCGGTCAGGTCGCCAACGCCACGACGCTCGACGAGAAAACCGCCATCGCCGTCGAAACGCTTTACACGGCTGCGGCCGAAGCGGGCACGCTGGCTTTCCGTGCAGGGATCGTGAAAGTCACGACCGACCCGACCGCCCTGCGCGACGACTTTTGCGCGGTCGTGAAGACCGGCTATACCGCGCCGGATCGGGGCGCTGCGGTCCGTAAGCTCGAATGTCAGTTGCGCGCCGCGCGCGATGCGACTCGAAGTGCGTACGACGCGGGCAACGCGGCCAGTTACGCGCAGGCGTCCACTCTCGCGATCGACTTGGCTGGCAAGTTGCTGGCCGCCATCAAAGGACGATAAGCCATGAACTTTACCGCCATCCTCAACGCCATCAATCTGGCAGGCGCCGCCGCCCCGGCTTTCAAAGCCCTGTTCGATACGGTCTTGCCGCTGTTCTCGGACGGCGAGCAGGAACAGCTTAAAGAGGCCTATGCGGCGGCCAAGGCTCGCAGCGATGCGGCCGAAGAACGGTTCGACGACGCGAGTCGCGGCCTGCCGGGTTAATCGAACGGGACGAAGGGCTGATCGCCGGGGAGACGAACGGGGTGGCGGGGGTGCCCGTCTTTGGTCGTGCCGAGGCAAAACAGCTTCGCGCCCCAATGCTTAGCCGACAGTTTGATCGCCTCGGCCCGTCCGAGGTGATCGCCGTTCGCGCCCCATGCCGCGAGTATCGGCGTGTCGGTCATCCCGGCAACCATAAATATTTCGCCCAGCACGGCGTTACCCTCGGGGCCATACGGATCGGCGGCGGCTTTCATATCGTCGGGCGACGTGGCGCGGTAGGCGAACAGATTAACGACTCGAATCCCGCCGAATCCTTCGCGCTTGGCGAAAGAAATGCAGCGACGGATAGTCGGGTCGTCCTTGCTCGCGTCGGCGGTCGACGGGTTTAGCATAACGATAGGTAATGTCCGCAATGAGCGGTCCCAGACGCGGAGCAGCCAATAGCGGTAATCCCCGCACGGTGAAATTTCGGCGGCTTTATACATTGTCATCCCTTTCTATAGCGGAATCCGGCCCAACCGCCCGACGCACGGATCGGCCAGCCCTCTAACTCGGACGGCATGATCGCCAGCAAGTGTTCGACTTCCTGCACGTACGGGTCGAGCCCTTCAACCGGCGGCAGACCAAGCGTCAACGGCTTGTCGATCGGTATTTCGGCCACGTTCTCGTCATAGACCGACAGCACCAGCGGATAACCGTGCGCGGCCATCAGCTTCGCGCCGAACCGCTGGATATCGACTTCCACGCCCATGACGGCGTTTTCGGTCAGTCGGCCGCCCCAAGTCCCCATGCGTGTCCAGCCGCGCGCCCCGTAATTGGGGTTCGTATTCCACGTCATGTAACTGATCGCCAGTTCGTCCGGATTGCGCGCCGAGGGCGTCAGGCGCGGTTCGTGATAGCGGAGCGGTCGGCGGTGACCGTCGCAGGGCGGCAAGAGCATTTCGAGACAATCGGCCGCCTGGTCGTAAACGAAGCCGATCCCGCGGTAATCGAAATACTCGCCGGGGTTCTGGACCGCCGCGATAAACTTGCCTTCCAGCCCGAACAGTTCGGCCCGCTCGCGGCGCCATGGCGGACCGCGCCACTGGCCACCCCACATTTCGACGATCATGGGGTTAGCCGCACGCCACGCTAGGATAATCTCCTTAATCCGCGCGTCATCATATCCCGAGTCGACGCCCTGCTGAACCTCCATTGCGCGCCACGCGCCTATCCAGCCCTGAAAGCCGTTGGCCAATTCCGCCGTTTTTCCAGCCTGCCGATCCGGATGGTGGTCCCCCGTTTCCTCGGCGTACTTTTCGTACGTTTCGACCGGCACCCCCGTGATTTTGCTGGCCGCGAGCAGATAGAGGGGTTTCTTGTCGCGGAAGGCTTCGATTTTCCACTGCTCGCCGGCCAGACAGGCGGCCACGACGGCCTGCAAGCTGCTATAGTCGGTCGATACGAGGGTCTTGCCTTCCCCGGCGACGAACAGGCCGCGCACGCACCCTTGGATCGCGGTCATCGCGTCGCCAAAAAACTGTTCGACCAGATCGAGCGACCCGAGCGACATGATCTCCAGCACGGGGGCGACCATCGGAGGTTGCCAGGCTTTCTTTAGTTCAGGCGGCTGAATCTCTCCGCACCATGGGCAGATGGGTGACGGGATCGACGGCTTGCCGCATAGGCACGTTGTGAGTTTTGGCCCGGCTTTTGGCAAGTTGAGCGGCTGGACGTCCGCGCCCGTAGGACGACCGGGCCGCGTGCCGTGATGCACGACCATATCGCGCATTCGGCTGTCGGCCGACAATCGGTTGAACAGGCCATAGGTCTTTTTGACGCTCGCCGAGCCGGTCCGTTCGCGCAGTTCCAGCACGCGGCGCGGGATGCCGGTAATGTCGGGCCGCGCGAGCAAAGCCGCCATATGCTCGGCGTCGAGACTGTCCGTACGGATGCCGAAAGCCGACAGCCAGCCCTTGAGCTTGTCCAGCTGCGTGACGTTGAAACCGGTCAGGTCGCGGCATTCCTGCCCGTACCGCTCGAGCACTTGGTTCAGGATATTGATGCACGCCTGCACGCCCTCCCGGTCCACGGCCATCCCGAGCGTATTTTGCGCCATGGTCATCTGCCAAGCCGCCAGTTCCATGTCGGACAGGGGCGGCAGACGTTCCATAGTGGCCATCTCGGTCCGCACGTCCTGATCGCAATATTCGCATAGGCGTTCGAAGTCTTCGGGGTCGTCATGCGGATAGATGCGGCGGGCGGGCTGGTCGGGCCGTTTGACGGCGCCGGTTTTCTTGTCGATCAGGCCGACAATCGGTTGCTGCGGGATGCAGAATTTTTTGATCAGCCGGTCGCCCTCTTTGTCCTTTTTTTCGGACAGGCCCAGCACGTCGCCAAGATTGGCCAGCGCGCCGGGACGCTGAGCGACCAGTGCCGTCGCCATCGAACAGCGCCATTTCGAGCGGTCCGGCACGACCCAACCGTGTTGCGGTCCGGCAATCTTTTCGACCCATGACAACTCAAAGAACGCATTGTGCGCTTCGATCGGCGCGTCCGGGTCGGACAGGTGGTTCATTAAGTCCCACGGCAACGTCTCGCCGGGCTTCCACCGACGGATGCCGCGCTGGTCGACCAGATCATAGGAGACGGTCAGAATTTCAGTCGTGGGGTGCTCGCAGTAAACCGCCGCACCGACCGCGGCGATCCCCGGCTTGGCGGCACCCTCGGGGGCGACCCATCGGCCTAGCGGGTATTTGTCGGTTGGTTGCTGCCAGACGAAACCCGACTCGGAATAGAGCTCGCCGTCGATCGTGGGTACGGGCATTTACCAGACCCGCAGTTCGCGGCCGATTCGGATCGGTAGGTAAAAAATCAGAGCGATGAGTCCGGCAGCAATTGCGATAGGCCAAAGCGCCGCCAGAAATACCGCCGGGGTTTCTTCCAAATCGTTATAGCCGCAAATGATCAACAAGATGAAAGCCCCGACCATCCATCCGAGCAAGAACCAAAGCGGGTTCACGTCGTCGGCTCCTTACAATCCGGGCAGACGTGCTTCCCGCCCGCGCAATACCAGCCGAGCCCAACGAGCCCGCGGTTCATCATCAGATCCTCGGTCGGCGGATTGTGCTTGCCGCACTTGTCGCAGCGGATCGCCACGAACTCGCCCTTGTCGTCGTACTCAACCATTGGACGCGCCGTAACCGTGGTTCCGGGGCGCTTCGTGAGCGGCGCGCAGTTCAGCCAGTTCGCGGCGTAGCACTAAGTTGGCCTTGTCGAGACTGGCCGCCCGCTGGTTTGCTGCGCCTGCCCGAGTGACCAGATCCGCAACTTTACCGGCGGTCATCACGGCTGCGAGAATGAAACCCGCGATCAGGCCGCCCGATAGGCATAGAAAATACCACATTATTAGTCTCCCCGTAAGTGGCGGGCGGTACGCGACGTACCGCCCGCGCTAGTCGTCAGGCAATATAGCCGTGCGTGCGAAGCTGATCGTCAGTCCATCCCGCCTTCGTGAAGGACTCGTAAGTCTTGCCGCCTGCTTTGGCCGTCATGGTCGGGCCGCTCGGAGGGGGCGGCGCGTCATCACCGGGCGGCGGGGGCGCGGCGTCCTCGCGATATCCGCTATACGGCTGGTCACCCGCCGCGCCCGAGGCAGTCCCCGATCCCGACGTCCCAGCTGCACCGTTCGACTGGCCAGCCGCAGGGGCACCGTTTCCCCCGCGCGCGCCGAGCGCCTGGTTCGGATCGACCGCGGTTGCCGCGACGATCAGTTCGCCTTCCTGTTCGAAGCTGACCGTATCGAAGTTCATATACATGCCCGGCGACTCGGTCGACTGGTTCGTCTCGCACGTCCCGCTGACGGTCACATAGTCCCCCAGCTTGATTTTGCGTTCGCTGTGGGGCGTCAGTTCGACCCAGCCGTTCGACCATTCGTATACCTTCGGAGCAAAGCCGTTCGACACCTTGACGACCCAGCAACCGGCCCAACCTTCCTTCAGGTTGTTCGGCTTGCCGCTTTCGTCGTACCCGTCGCCGTCCTGAATTTTGTTGGCGAATTTCGGGTTCGAACAGTCCATCGGCAAAGAGGCTTCGAACTGCAGGCCGGCGGGCCGCTGGTATTGCGGGTTGAACATGTTGGGCCATGCGGCACGGGCGGCGGCGTCGATTTTCGCCTTTTCTTCCTCGTACGAAGGGTTCCCGTCGATGACGAACCGCTTGGCCGGATCCTTCGGAATGGCGATCGCATAGAAGAACGGCGCGTCGGGCTCGCCATCCTTGCGAAATTTCAGGACGCCGGCTTTGTCCTTGCGCTGCGGGCCTGCCTTCATCGGGTCGCCCTGAACGGCGCGGCCGGTAAACGTAAAACGTGTCATATTGGTATGCTCCCTTAATGGTGGTCGGCTGGTTAGTCGGTCGGCTCGTCGATACCGAAAGCGTCGCAAAGTTCAGCGAACGCCGAGTCGGCATTGACCTGACCATACGAAAGGTCGTCACCTCTGGTCGAATTTTCAATCTCGGCGATAATCAGATTGCGAAGTGCGACCATTTGCGGGAACCGAAGCAATGGTCGGCTGATTGATCCGCAGGATCGGCGAATCCGTGTCCCAATCGACGTCGTACGTTTTCCCATCGAGCTTCGAAACGATCTGAAATAGCGGCATTTTAACGTCTCCCTGAATTGTGGAGGCCTAGCGGCGTCCGAGAATTTTAGATGCGGTCGAGTCGTCAACCCGTAAGAGCTTCCGACTCGGTTCGTTCCGTCGGGTGTAGGGGGTAATGACCGACCCGTCAACACCCTGTTTGATGCACTGCGAAGGGGTCGGCAGAGCCACGCCGGGCTGCACGTCCACGCCGAACATGGCGACGATGCTGGCCGCTTCGGCCTGTCGGTCTTTTTCCCACGCCAAACGCGGTTGGGTCCAGCCGAGCGAATGGAACGGAACGGCCTCGCCGCGTCCGAGCAACGCCAAGGCTTGCGCGTCCAGGGCGGACAGTCTGGCCTTAACGAAGTCCATCGCTTCGGCCAGTACCTTCGCCTCCACGCCGATCGACCGCGGGTCCATATGCGACGAGCCTTGTCCGCGAATGACGTCCAGTGCCGCCCCGCCCGCCCGTTGGTTCGCCGGGCAGTCCCATTGCGCCCGACAGTCCCGACAGTGCGGGCCGGTGCGGAGCATGGCGTGGGGCGCTCGTGCGGCGTGGGCGGCTATCCGCAGCGCGTCGATCAGCGGCGCAAGCTCGGCGCCCGATACGAACCATTCGCGCAGCGTACCGCCCAATTCGTCACGTTCGAAACAACGCGGCTGGGCGATCGTCAGCGTAAACGACCAATCCCGCCAGTCGTCTATTTTAGCGTCTTCAATGACGCACGCCGCATAGTCGATCAGCTGCCAGCAACGATAAGCGTCGACGAACCGATGGCCGTATTTGAAGTCCCAAATATGGACGGTCTTGCGGCTGAACTGCACGAAGTACGCGTCGGGCGTGCAGTCATTGTCGGGATGGATTATCTTGTGGCCGTGGACACGCTGTTCGATCTGATAATAGTCGCCCGGCTTGCATCCTTTGAGCGTGTCGTTCACGTCTTCGACCAGTTCGACGATAGCTTCGCGCATCTCGTCATTGATCGGCACGCCGTTCGGGGCGACCGCATCGGCCGGCACCGTCAGTTTTAGCAGCGTCTGGGCGAGCAGCCAGTGCGCGGCGTCTCCCTCGCGGCTCTCCTCGGTCGGTTCCTGCTCGGGCTGGCGGGCTTCCATGGCGACCGACCCGGCGCAACCGTCCGGTCCCCAACGATCGGCGCCGGACGGGGGTAGGATGGCGTGCTGGTTGTCAGTCATGGCGGGGCCCCTTCAACAGTCGATCGCACCGACCGCGCCACCACCATCCGAACGAATAGGATCCGACGGCAAGAGCCATGACTGACATGGTTGCGAAAATTCCGAGGGCCGTCACGGTCGGTTCCCTTCGATCAGAAAGTGCGCGCGGGTCAAAATTTCCTGCACGTAAGCCCGGTCATCATCGTTCAGAATACCGGAAAGTTCGGATAGAATTTCCTTAGCTTCAGACATCGCGTCCGTCTCGGCTTTGCGGAATACGAAGCTAGGACTCCCGCTCGCCGCTTCCAGCACTTGCAGCAACGCCCAGCCTTCGAGTCGGTCCATCGCGTCCAGATAGACGGTCAGATGCTGCAGCGACGGCCGAAAGCCCTTGCCGATCGCGTAGCGCCCGTTGACGGTCCAGTCGGTGAATGCGCGGATCGGCGACTCGTGCGTGAAGCCGTCCGGTTCGGGTTGGGCGTGGAGCGACTCCAGCCGATAGGCTACGACGTCGTCCGGGCCGCCCGCGTGGCTCCACAGTACGTCGGTCGAATCTTTAATACGAACCTGATCGCCTGCGCGAAAACGAACCGTGCATGGCGTTTGCCGGGGGATAGGGGCGTTCCGTCCGCCCGCCCAATTGGTCCAGCCGTCTTTGTCGGGCGCGGTCATTGCGGTTCCTCCGAAATAGCGACACGAAGGCGAATTATGCACCCTTCCAGGTCGTCCAGTTCGCGAAGGATCCAAGCGCGATTCGTTTCCTGCTCGTCTTTCGGCAGTTCCGGATTAACGCTATCGAGTCCCCAACGTTGGGTTTTACCAGCGGCGGCCAAAGCCTCGCCGGCTTCCTCGACGAAATGCGCGAGGGCGAACGGAAGACCGTCGCGAAGGTATTTCGGATGGACCATGCTTCAACTCCCTGTCGAAGAAAAGGAACGGGCCGACTATCAGCTGGGGGGCACTAGCCGACCCGTCCGAGTTAACCGATCATCGAAAAGAACATGTCCCATTTGTCGGCATGGTCTTTCAGATCCTTAAATGCGGCGACACCGACGACCCCGGCCATCTCGTTCAGTTCCGCATAGGTCTTGCCGTGCTTGGCGACCGCCGCGACGAACGACGCGAAGTCGGGAAAGTTGCCGTCACCAGCGACCGGCGCACTTGCCGCAGGCGCGGGTTCCGAAGGCGTTTCCGCCGTGGGGGCAGGCGGCGCCGGAACCTGCTCGTCTGCCGGCACCGTCGGGGCCAAAGGGACTTCTTCGTCCGCAGGGGGCGGCGGGGGCGCGGTGTCGGCCAGTTCGGCCATAACCTCGGCGAACAGTTCGTCCGATACGCCACGCCGTTTACGCCACGTACCGTCGGCAACGGTCGCCTTGCTCTCGCTATGAATTCGGGCATCCCACGGGGTTCCCTTCGAGTCGACTTCGCCGCCCGAGCCGCCGGTAATTTCCGCCGTCTCTTCGTCGTCCTGTTCAGCCGCCACTTCGGCAACGGCTTGCGCGACGGCGGCGCGCGCTTCGTCCGCGTCGATCTTGACGACGATATTACCAACAGTCGTGTTGTTCGGCAGTCGGCCGCCGAGCGATGCGAGCAGCGCGATCAGTGCCGTCAGTTCGTCCGTGGACGACTCGGCCGTATTGAGCGTGATTTGCATAATTAAAAGCCTCTCTGGATTGGGTTGACGACCTGCTACCTAACGGCTAGTGACGGGTTGGTCAATACCGTAAATTACCGACAGGGAGCAAGCCGTGCCGATTAAGAGAACCTTTAGACACGATTGGGCGCCCGGTTCCCGCCGTCGCGAGTATGACGGATATGCGATCAGCCCCGACAGCCCCTTTACGGTCTTCAAAGACCAGTCGGACGGGCGGTGGACGGTCGGTCACGAGCGGTCGGGGCTCGCTATCAATATGCTGATCCCGCCGAAGCTCATGCGGTCAAAATTGCGGCTCCTTATGTGGCTGGAAGACATGGCGCGCGACATGCCGCTCGAGGTCGCCATGCTCGGTCTGGTCGAGTCGTCGGCCATGCTGTTCGGCGACGAGTTCCACGAATACGCGCAGTCATTGCTGGACTGGTCGGGGCGGTACGAGTGCATATGATCGAGCGGGACGCAAGCGGCGTAGCGCATATTGTCGCCCTGTCCGGCGGCCACGACTCGACAATTATGTCGTTCTTGCTGAAGGAACGCGAACCCCGCCCGTATAATTATGTTTGCACTCCGACCGGCGACGAGTTGCCCGAAATGTTCGGTTTCTGGAAGTGGCTCGGCTCGGACGAAGGGCTTGGTCGTCGATTGATTCCAATAATGAACGGAACGTTGGCGTCGGTGATTGCCGATAATAAAACGCTCCCGAATTTCCGGCGACGGTTCTGCACGCGGATCCTGAAAATCGAGCCGTACCGTAAATTTCTAATTGCTACGGCGGCCGAAGGTCCGGTCGTTTCGTATGTCGGATTATGGCACGACGAGCCGGGGCGTGCTGGCGGCGCGTATGCGGATATCGAAGGCGTCGAAATGCGCTTCCCGCTGCGCGATTGGGAAATGGGCGAAACTGAAGTCCAGGCCGGTCTAGCCGAACGCGGCATTAAATGCCCAAACCGTACCGACTGCGCGCGCTGCTACCATCAGCGAATCGGCGAATGGTGGGAATTATGGTGGCATCATCGCGACCTTTGGGACTCGGCGGTCGCTGACGAACAAAAATATGGGGAGACTTATCGAACGCCGGGTCGCGATAGCTGGCCCGCCGCGCTGATCGACCTGCAAACCCTGTTCGAACAAGGGACGTGGCCCGACATATCGCTTCAACGGATGGTCCGCGAGCGCCAGCAAAGCGGCTCTTGTAGGGTTTGTTCGCTATGAGCCGCGGGGAGTTTTTTTGCCAAATTGGCCGAACTGGAAAATTTCGCGGAACAGCGGGCCGACACGTACCCGGAATATTCTGCCGAACGGGGGACGTGGAGTCGCGTTGCGCAATGCCTAGACCAAGCGCGCCGGGAGTTTCCCGAATGATCCTGCGGCCATATCAGTCCGACATTACCAGCGAAGTCCGCCTATGGTGGGAACTCGGCCATAAAGTCGTCTGCGTCCAGCTGTCGACCGGCGGCGGCAAGACTCCGATCCTGTCCGATCTGATCAACAATCACGGGGGGTTCGTTTGTGCCATTGCGCATCGTGATCGACTCGTAGAGCAGATTAGTTTGACGCTCGCCAAGGCCGGAATACGCCACGATCTAATCTGTTCGGACCGGTCGAAGAAGCTGATCGCCAAAAAGCACGTCCGCAAGCTCGGGCAATGCTTTTACGTGCCGGGCGCCCGCTGCCGGGTCGCATCGATCGACACGCTTGTCCGCGCCAAGGGGATCGACAAGTGGGCCGCGCAGGTCACGCTGTGGGTTGTCGACGAGGCGCACCATCTGCTCCGCGCGAACAAATGGGGCCGCGGGCTCGAGCATTTTACCCATCCCCAATGCCACGGCCTGATGCTGACCGCCACGCCTGGACGGCCCGATCGGAAGGGACTCGGCAGGCACCGCAAGGGCTGCAACGGCGGGCCGTGCGAGGGGTGCGGCGATGGGCTGGCCGACGCGCTGGTTATCGGTCCGCCGATGCGCTGGCTGATCGACGAAGGGTATCTGTGCGACTATGACGTGGTTTGCCCGCCGACCGATCTTGTGGCGGCCGAAGCGCCGCGCGGGTCCGATGGCGACCTGACGCGCGATCAGGTCCGCGAGGCCGAACGCGCCAGCCATATCGTCGGCGACATTCCGTCCCACTATCTCGAATGGGCGAAGGGTCTGTCGGGCGTTACGTTCGTCGGGTCGATCGAGACGGCAACCGACGTCGTGCGGTCGTTCAGAGAACGCGGCGTACCAGCGGAACTGATAACCGGCGATACTGACCCGACCGTTCGTGACCATATTTTCGAGAAGGCCGAAAGCGGCGAGATCCTGCAAATTGTGGCGGTCGACGTGATCAGCGAGGGCGTGGATATCCCAGCCCTGCAGGTCGGTTCGTTCGGGCGGTTGACCTGCTCGCATATCGTCTGGCTGCAGCAGTTGGGCCGCCTGCTCCGTCCGATCTATGCGCCGGGGTTCGATCTGGCGACTCGCATGGGCCGACTGGCCGCTATCGCCGCGTCAAAGAAACCGAAGGCGCTGTTGATCGACCATATCGGCGGGTTCTGCAATCCATCGCTCGGACCGCCCGACAAGCCGCGGGTCTGGTCGCTCGAGCCGGGCGAGTCGCGCCAGGCGGCGGCCGATCCGGACGACATACCGAACCGCGTTTGCCTCAATCCCGACCCGCTACCGTCAGGCCGGCGGTGCTTCGCGCCTTATCCGCGCACGATGCGTAAATGTCCGAAATGCGGCTGGCACCCCGAACCGGCCAGTCGGGCCGCTCCTGAACATGTTGACGGCGATCTGCAACTGATGGACCCCGACGCGCTGGCAATCCTGCAGGGGCGGGTCATTCCGACGGATATGGACCGGACGACGCATGACGCGCAGCAACTGGCCAAGGGCGCGCGGCCGGAATGGCTCGGGCGGCACTGGCGGAATTATGAGGCGACCAGTACGGCGCAATTGGCGCTGCGGGACGCGATGGACCGATGGGCTGGCCGACTACACGCTGAGGGGCGGGCGGACTATGAGATTCAACGCGCATTCTATCTGGGGTACGGGGTGGACGTCGTGTCCGCGCAGTCGCTCGGGGCGGCGGACGCTACGGCCCTCAAATTGCGTATTGACGGTTCGGTCAATGGCCGCTAGGGCTGATCGTATTTAGGGAGACTTAAAGATGAGTCGAGAATTTATGGTCCTGATCGTTCCCGAGCCTTCGGAAGATGCGATCGATTTGGACGACTCGCCGGCCCGCATTTTCATGCGATTTACCGAACCGCCCAGCGACGACTTTCTGGGTCGACTGGCCGACGGAAATCCGGGTCACCGCGTTTACTGCCTGATGGGCGCGTCCTCTTGGTATTCGGGGCGGACATGACCATATTTAAAGGAGACGAAAAATGACCAACAGAGCTTTTCATAACGACACGTCGCTGGCTGTAACTGTCCGTACGCAGGTAGCCGACCACACGGTAGCCGACGAGATTATCCAAGGGAAATATTGGGAGAAAGGCAAAGGCTGCTTTATCGGCTGTATTGCCCATGGTTCGGACCCGTCGATCGTCGAGCAACTGACGGGCTTTCCGCTTATGCTGACGAAACTGGCGGAAGGTATTTTCGAAAGCCTGCCGAACGAAGTGGCCAAAGGTTTCCCGCAGCGAATTATCGAAGCGCCTCGCATCGGCGCGGACTTGTCGCTCGTGTCGTGGAAATTTCTGCATTGGCTGATTGACGACGTTCTGACGGAACATGCGGACGACAAGACTCGCGCGGCCTGCTCGCCGGCTCTTGAAATCGTTGCGGCAAAATCACGTGGTGAAGAAGTTTCTTCCGATGCCGCCGCCCGCGCCGCCGATGCCGCCGATGCCGCCGCCTATGCCGCCGCCTATGCCGCCGATGCCGCCGCCCGTGCCGCCCGTGCCGCCCGTGCCGCCGCCCGCGCCGCCGATGCCGCCGCCCGTGCCGCCGATGCCGCCGATGCCGCCGCCCGAATCCGGCAGGCTGATAAACTGGTCGAACTACTAGGTGCGGCGTGATGAAAGCCGCCATCAAAGACGCGTATATCGCCAAGCTCCAACAGCATTATCCGACGCTCTATCTGCCGGGGTCCCGTCCGCTCGATCTGGCCGTAATGGCCGCCGACCGGGCGCTGGCCGGCGCGCTCAAACTGGAAGGCGAATGTTGGTCGGCCGCCGTCGAGGACGTTACGGGCCTGACGCGCTGGACGATGGCCGACCTTGCGAGGTTGCCGGAATGAGTTGGGCGAGCGACATTCTGCAGGCGTTGGAAAACGGCCCGATGACCAATGCGCAATTGCAGACGGCAACGGGCATACGGTCCGCCAACATATCGAGCATTTGCAATTATTTGATCCGTAACGGGCGGATCCGCCGAGTCGATAGCGAAAAACCCGGTCGGGGCTATCCCGCCACCTACGCCACAACGGGCAAGCCCCCGCCGATAAAGAGCCTTACTCGGCTTCGCGCAACGAACGCCGGGCTGCTAGAGGCGACGAGCCGCGCGCTGAAAATTCTAGAACGTAATCTCCATCGGCAAACCGAGAAATGCGACGACGCGGTAACGATCCTTCGTAAGGCGCTCTCCGATTATGGGGACTTGACGTGACGAGGGGTATCGTCCGCCCGATGGACTCGGCGCCTCGCACCGACGGCACGCGTATTCTGGTCCGTGTCGCGCAACTCGGTTCGATCCTTTTTCAACGCGAGCCCCGACCGCACCCCAAATATGGTTGGTTTAAGCTGAACGGCTGGGCCTGGCAGGAATGCTGGTTCGACGGCACGCATTGGCAACCGTGGTCCGGCAATTACGCCACGAAGTCGACTGGCGCTTGGCCCGACGATTTTGACTATGTGTCCGGTTGGTCCGAGTTGCCCGCATGAGCGAGTCAGCCAATCAAAATCACATACGGCGCGTCCAGCACGACAAGGGCGATCGGCTCTATCGCAATAACCGCGGCGTGCTGAAAAACGAGAACGGCGTGCCTGTCCGTTACGGTCTGGCCAACTCGTCCAAAGAGGAAGCCGAGGTGCTTAAACCGGGCGACCTGATCGGCTGGGAGACGAGGCTAGTGACCCCCGATATGGTCGGCACGCATGTTGCCGTTTTCAAGTCGATCGAGGTCAAGCCGGATGGCTGGAAACCGCCGGGCGTCGGGCCGATCAAAGACGCGCGCGGAAAGCTGACCGCTTACGGGCATTTTCTCGGTCAGAAAAATTGGGCGGATTTAGTGAACGACGAGGGCGGTATCGCCGGCTTTATGATCGATCCGGATAGAGGGTTTGAACAGCTATGAGTATTATCCAGAATATCGAAGAATTTACGGCCGCTCGCCAAGCCGTCGAAGCGCATTGCATGTGTGCGCGGATCGAAGACGCGGCGGGGAAACTGATCGTCTATTATCCCGAAGGGGACTTCCGGACGGCGGGTCTGCGGATCGATCGAAATGCCGTTATGCTGCGGCGGGCTCTTGAAATTATGGAACGCGAATGGCTCGCTTCGTTTCCGGGTGCCGCGTCGTGACTTGGGAACTGCACGAAATGGACTGTCGGCTCGCTATGGGGATGTTGATGGATGCTGATAGCGTCGACAGTATCGTCTGCGATCCGCCTTATGGATTGAGCAAGGAACCGGACATGGCCGAGGTCTTGACGCACTGGCTGGCGGGCGACGACTATGTGCATACCGGCTCGGGTTTTATGGGCAAGTCCTGGGACTCGTTCGTCCCCGGTCCGTCGGTATGGCGCGAAGCCTATCGCGTCCTGAAGCCCGGCGGTCATCTGGTCGCTTTTTTCGGGACGCGCACTTACGATCTGGGCGTGCTGGCGTTGCGCTTGGCGGGGTTCGAAATTCGCGATCAGCTTGCTTGGGTTTTTGGGTCAGGATTCCCGAAATCGCATGACGTGTCGAAGGGTATTGATAAGGCGCTCGGCGCGGAGCGGGCGAAGGTTGCTCCGCGTTCCGTCATTGGTCATCAGCGCAATATCGGCAACCGCCGGCCCTATATGGACGACCCGGACCATCAGACCGACTCCGACGAACCTGCGAGCCCCGAAGCGGCCCAATGGCAAGGATGGGGAACGGCGCTCAAACCGGCATACGAACCGATCGTCCTTGCCCGCAAGCCGCTGGTCGGGACGGTCGCGCGGAACGTCCTGTCGCATGGTACGGGGGCGCTTAATATCGATGGGTGTCGGGTGGGCGACGAGGGCGGCACGAAGGCCGTAAATCACGTCAAAAAAGCTGATGGTCGTTTGGAACGATGGGACGAACAGTTTGCGGGGGCGCGCAACGAAATTGAGTCGATCGGCAAGGGGAGGTGGCCTGCAAATTTTGCCCATGATGGAAGTCCGGAAGTGCTGGCGGAATTTCCCGTAACCGGCGCATCCAAGGCAACTCGCGGCCGGCGGACGGGCAAGTCCGCCGGGGTTCTCGGTGAATTTGCCGGACAGGACGACGTGACGATGGGCCACGACGATCAGGGCGGGTCGGCTGCGCGCTTTTTCTATTGCGCCAAGGCCAGCAAGTCGGACCGTAACGAAGGGCTCGACGATCTGCCCGAGCAGCCCAGCGCCGCCAGTGAGTTTCGCCCGAACCACACTGCCAAAGCCGAAGCGGGCGAGGATGGCAACCCCTATGGCCGCTGGTCGCCCGTGCGCAATAATCACGCTACGGTAAAACCTACGGCCCTGATGCAATGGTTGGTTCGGCTCGTCACCCCGCCCGGCGGAACGGTCCTAGATCCGTTTACGGGTTCGGGCAGCACCGGCGTTGCGTGCGCTCGGGAAGGCTTTTCGTTTATTGGGTGCGAGATGACCACCGAGTACGTGCCGATCATTCGGGGACGGGTCGGCTACGCGTACGACAAGGCTGCGAGAGTTGACCATGCCGTCAATAGCCGCTAAGTCTGCGCGAACCAACGGAGGCCAGACCATGACGACCACGATTGATATTGACCCCCGCAACCACGAGCGGGACGCGGCGATCCTTGACGGGGCGCGTCGCCTTATCCGCAAGGAAGGACTCGAGCAGTTGCGGCGGGCCAAGCTCGCCAAATACGCCGGGATCAGTCCGACCAGCGTTAATAATTTCGGACGGACCAGCCTGTCCAGCACGACGGCGGACCCTGCCGACGGTGGCTATCGCTCGCGGATCCTCAAAGTCCTGATGAAACAGGCCGTCACCGATCGCGACATCGTCCTGATCGGCGCGGGGCTGGTCGATGGCTGTCTGTCGGCGGACGATCTGGACGGCGAGTTGCGCGCTATTATGGGGGTTTGACCGATGGCCTATGCCGCCAACACGACGGTCCCGCTGGAATATCAGACTGGTCGTGCGGGTCCGCTGTTGCTGACCGAAGATACGGACGACGATTACGGCTGCGAATATTGTCGGAATGACGGGCGACTTGTCGACGGCCGTTGTCCGAAGTGTGGTGCCGAATATTGGGATGACGAAGAATAGGGGCGACCCCCCGTCCGCAGATTGATCGCCCCGACCATCCGTGCGCCCAGGGAGTAAACGCAAAGTGGCTGACCGAGACGTAGCACGGTTGACACTATTAGGTCTATCGGGGATTAAGGGCGGGCGGGGCGAGAATGCCGTTCTCTGCCGCCGCCCTGACCAACTACGTAGATGAAGGATACGCTGTGGCTGACTTTTCTTTACAGTCTCAATTCCCCCGTTGCAAGAGTTGCCGGTTTTGGGCCGTCCCTTTGTCCGATTACGATAACGTAGCGGAATGCCGACGGAACCCGCCGAGCGTTGCGGGCGACAAGATGCTGATCGGCATCCGCGGTAAGTCGCGGATAGGCAATCCGGTCGGTCCTCGCGGTATTTGGCCGCTTACCAACCAAGCGGACGGCTGCGGTCAGCACGAGCCGGACGCGTGACCGCCGATTGGTCCTTTGCCGCCCGCGGCTTTTCCGTCTTTCCGCTCGCCCATCACGCCAAGACTCCCGCAATCGAAGAGTGGATGCCTTACATGCACGCGCCGGCCTCGCCGTCGCTCATTGACGGGTGGGCCGCGCAATCATCGCTTAATATGGCCGTGGCTACCGGCGCGGTGTCAGGCTGTATCGTTCTCGACGCCGACAGCCTCTTATGTCGGATCGAAGTTGAAGCCCGAGGCATCCCCCGCACGCTGACCGTCCGAACTCCCCGCGGCACGCATTTTTATTTTGCGCACCCGGGTTGGCCTGTGTCAAACCGGGCTGGCGATAGGTGGGCCGGTATCTCGGGGCTCGATTTGCGAGCCGACGGCGGGTACGTGGTCGGCCCCGGCAGCTATTACGTCCCGACACCGGCCGAACTGGCCAAAGGCAAGGTCGAAGGCGGCTATGCCGTCGAGATAGACGCACCGCTTGCCCCCGCGCCTGACTGGCTGCTCGAGCTTACCATGGCCAAGGGACCGATCGCGCCAGCCGTGGCGCCCTGCTCGGCCGAAGAAACCAGCCCGTACGGTCGGGCCGCTTTGCACGGCGAGATTACCAAGCTGATCGAATGCAACGAAGGCGTCAGCAATCAGATTTACGTGACGGTTGCCCGTATTGCCGAACTGGTCGCGGGCGGCGAGATCCGCGAAGACGAGGGATGGGGTGCGATCGAAGAAGCGCTGCAGGCCAAAGGACTCGGCGACGAGGCGAAAGCCAACGGCACGGTCCATCGCGCTTGGGAAAAAGGATGTTCCAACCCCAAGGCGGTCAGGCATGCCGAACCGTTCGATCTGATGGCGGCATTAGGTTCCCGCGCTATGGTCGCACTTGACGACGTTCCGCCCCCGCCGACTCCCTATTTCGTGCCGCGGCGCAAGCCTGCGCATATCGGCGGAAATGAGCTTCAATGGTATTTCGAAGGCGTCGTCTATGTGGCGCGCCGTAATGAAATGTTCCTGCCGTCCGGCGTTATGGTCAAATCGAGCAGCTTCGACGGGATTTACGGCGGCCCCTCGTTTCATGTCGAGATGGACGGCGGCAAGCCCACGAAAAGCGCCTGGTCGATGTTCCGCGAGAATGTCCATATTGACATGCCAAAGGTCTGGGATATTTGCTTTCGGCCCGAGATGCCCCCCGGCCAGATCGTCCAGCTTGAGGGTCTGCCCTATCTGAACGTCTATGTCCCGATCGTCACGCCGCGCGCGGCCGGCGACCCTTCGCCGTTCGTCAACCATCTGCGCAAGATGTTGCCTTACGGGACCGATTGCGACTTGTTGCTCCATTGGATGGCGAGCGCGGTCCAGAACCACGGCAAGAAATTCTTCTGGTGGCCGGTCGTCCAGGGCGCGAAGGGCAACGGCAAGTCGCTCTTGCTGGAAGTGATGATCAAGGCGATCGGCGAGCGGTATAGCCATATGGTCCGCGCCGATGCGGTCCTGAAGACCGGGAACCAGTTCAACGACTGGCTGGTCGGCAAGCTGTTCCTCGGGTTCGGTGAGATTCGTTCGTCCGAGGGCAAGCGCGATTTTGTCGAGATTATGAAGGACACGGTGACCGACCGCCGAGTCGCGACCGAAGGCAAAGGCCTCGGGCAGTCGACGAGCGACAACCGGGCCAACGGCATGATGCTCACTAACTGGCGGGATGCCTGCCCGATCGACGATGACGAACGGCGCTGGGGGGTCTTCTATACCGCCCAACAGAAAGCCGAGGATATCGCCCGCGACGGCATGGACGGCGATTATTTCCCCGACCTTTACAAATGGCTCGACGCGGGCGGCTATGCGATCGTCACGCACTATCTGGCCAACTTCCCGCTGCGTGCGGAGATGGATCCGGCCCGCGGCCTGCACCGCGCGCCAGCCACGACCAGCACTGCCGCCGCAATCAACGAGTCGCTCGGCCTGGTCGAACAGGAACTGCAAGAGGCGATCGAGACGGGCGCCATGGGCTTCCGGGGTGGCGTGGCCACGTCGACCGGCCTGCGGGGCGTGCTATCCGCGCTGCGCAAGACGATTACCCCCAAGCGGTTCACGGCGATCATGGAGTCGATCGGCTACGTCCGGCACCCCGCGCTCGAGTCGAATAAGTGGCGAGCCCATAACGCACTGTCCGACGGCTCGCGCCCGGTCCTTTATTTTACCGTCGGCCATGAATTGCTGACGCTGACAGATCCGATGGAAATTAAGGAAGGGGTTGAAGCGGCGCTAATTGGCAATCCTTCGGCCCCGTCGAATGTGGTCCCGTTCAGACGGTAAATTACATAAAATTATGGAAGCGGCTATAAGGCTCGGTAGGCAACTATCGGGCCTTTTTAGTAATTATGGGTTTTTGATCGTGGATAACGTGTATTTATAAACCCACGGTTTTCTGCGGTTATCCACCATTATCCACGAATCCACGTAGAATCAGTTCGGTGGCTATGGGTGCGTGTGTATGTGCGCGCACGTATGTAACAATGTGTATATATGGTGGATAAGGTGGATAAGGTGGATAATATTATAAATAACTATTAGTTTTCAACTACTTAATGAACTATCCACGATTTTTCATAATTTATAGAATGGTGGATATGGGTGGATAACGCTAAATTACTGACAGATGCGGGTTGTCCGGTGGGACGCGGTTGGTTCGGGCAGACGGGCAGGATTAGCGGTGATTGGCCGGACGCACCCGCAAGCCCGCTAACTTCGCGCGTGAACCGTCCCCTTGCCCCGGCCAGCCCCGGCCCGTATATTGACCGCCATGTCAAAGACCGACGATTACGGCGACACCCTCGAGGCCCAAATGCTGGCGGACTACGTGACCGACGGCATGACGATGATCGACGCTTGCGCGACGATGGGTATTCCTCTGCGGACGGCTTACGATCGCCTGAAGGCCAACCCGAAATTTGCCGCACTGATGGACGAGGCGCGGGCCGCCGGCTTCGACGCGATTGCGAACGGCATCCGCAAAGTTACCCGCGGCGAGCAGGGCCATTCGTCAGGCGACGTGAAGCGCGACCGACTGATCGCCGAGATGGACGCGAAACTGCTAGCCAAATGGCACCCGAAGAAATACGGCGAAAAGCTCGAGATCGAACAGAAGTCGGCCAGCGTGTCCATCCCCGTCGGCAACGATCCGATCGCTGCGCAGCGAGCCTACGAGTCTCTCCTGAAAGGCGGCTAATCCCATGTCTATCTTCGTCCCCTCGGTCGCTCTGCCGGATGGTAGCCGCCAGTCGGTCGTCCCGACGATCCCAGTCGACCAGGAGGGCGCATATACGCCCGTCCCTGACGTGCTGGTGAGCGGTGGCGGCCTGGACGGCACGAACCCCCGGCTGCGGGTGGACGTGGGCGAACCGAGTTTCTTTGACGGCCGGCAGTTCCGCACGTTCCACGAGTTCAACATGATCCTGGCCGCCGTGCAGGTCATCAAGATCGTCGTGCCGGTGAACGTCATCCTTTACGGGCTGGTCGTAGCCATCGCGACGGGCGAGATCCGCGTCGAGACGGTAGCGGCCGGCACCGAAGGCGGATCGTTCGCCACGCCCCTGCCGATCTTCCCGCGCAACACGATGACCGAGCGCCCGACGCCGCTTTACGTCCCGCTCGTCACGATGACGACTGGCGGCACTCTCGCGGGCGGAACGCTACTCGACGCGCTGATCGTCAAGACGGCGGGCAATACCAACTTCAGCTCGTCGGTCGGCGCGGCTGTCGGTGACGAGCGGGGCGTCGGGCCGGGGACATATTATTTCCGGTTGACGGCGGTCGAGGCGACGCGCGGCATCCTTCGGGCTCGCTGGGAAGAGCGGTTGCCGTAGGGCTTGACGGCGCGGTCAATACTCGCTAGCTGTCGGGGCGAAGGGAGACTGACCGATGACCGTAACCGACAAGCAACGAGCAGCACGAGCCGCCGCATGGCGCAAGGCGCGCGAAAAGCTCGCCCCGTCCCTATGGGTGCGTGCGGCGATTGACGGCCACCTTCAGGGCCGCTCGCCTATAGGCGTTGATCTGGCCGCCTCGCCCCGTAAGGGAGACTGACCGATGCCGGGACCACGAGGCAATCGAAAGCCCGTTAACGCCAGACGAACGGCTCGACGAGCCGACCCGGACGTCCCGTTCCCTTGGGCGGACCAACACCGCCAGCACCAGCAAGGCGATGAGATTGCCTGTTCGTGCGGTCGCCGCTGGCCGGTCGGGGAGAACCACCCGTGATTGACGGCTCCTATCTCCTATCGCTGGCGGAGCAGGCCGAGGCGGCGGCTGGGCCGGACATGGCATTGGATGCTGAGATTGCCCTCGTCACCGGTTGGGAACGGATGCCCGAAAAGCTCCACGCTTGGAAGTCGCCGGACGGGATTTATGACCGCTGCCTTATATCGTTCACCGAATCTCTCGACGCTGCGATGACGCTGATACCGCCTGACGCCTTCAAGAAGGTCGCGGTTGGATCGGGGACGAAGCGCGCGTTCGCCCAATTGATCCACCATCCCGGCGGACCGTTCGGAGGGATCAAGCGCCCCTCAATCTATGTCACAGCCGCAACCCCCGCGCTCGCTCTCTGCGCCGCCGCCCTGAAAGCCCGCGCCTCTCAATCCCACAGTCAGACAGAGAGGGGGGAGGCGTGAGCCACAGCATCGTCCGCATCCGTGTGATCTCCATGTGGGAGAGTTGCAACCGGACCACCTTCTACGTCGAACTGACGACGGACGAGGGCTTCACCATGACGCCCTGCGGCCATGCGACGGGCAGCGATTACACCGATGGCAAGGGCCTGAGCATCGGAGAGGCGCGGGACCGTGCGCTGACCGATGCGGGCACATGGGGCGACTTTCTGGGCATCGCGCCCGACCCGTTCCTTGTGGACGGGCAAGAGGCCAAGCCGATCATGCCGATGGAATTGTACACGACGCGCCGAGTTTTGGCCGCGCGCCGAAATCAGGAGACCCCCTCATGACCCATTCTGACAAAGCGCCCACCGCTGAGCAGGTGGCTAGGAATGTTCCCGAAGCGGCGCGGACATGCGGCGATCTGCTGGACGACTTCCCGTGCATCCAGTGCGGTGCGAAAAGCCCTAGCGGCTGTCCGCTAACTCCCCCGCTCACAATCCCGGCAGGAGAAGCCCTCAACCGCACGATTGGGCTGGGGAACCTGTTGCGCCGCCGTGTCGCGAAGATGCGCGCCCAATCTACGGAGAAAAACCCATGACTAAACCGCCCCAACCCGTGGTGACGGTGGATGACGTGACGGAATTCCTTAACTTCGCGTTCCGCCATATCCGCTTGCCCCTTCTCGACGCCGGGGACATTGACGACATTCGCGCGGGCCTTGAGCAATTCGCCCGCCTCGCGCTGAAAGGAGCCGGTGACCCATGACGTTCTTGCCGTCCGACCAGCCCTAAGCTATTGTCCGCACGAGCAACCCAACCGGAGCCGCGCGAATGACCACGATGATCAGCCAAGCCCTCGCCACTACTGGTGCCTGGACGGAGATTGCCGTCGGACCGATCGCGAACATCCTGATCGCCGGCCCGGCAAATGGATGGGAAATATACATCGACACAACCGCGCCGGGCGTTGAAGACGTCGGGATGCCCATCACGTCGGTGGATGGCGCGTGGACCTCGAGCGTACTGGCAGCTGGCGAAAGTGTCTTTGCCCGCCCGTTCGGATCGCGCGCGCAGTCCGGCATGACCATCAGTGGGATGTTCAACTAATGGCCCTGCAATTCGGACCAGATGGCGGAGCGGGCGGCGGTGCTCTGCCGAGCAATCAGGCTATCGTTACCGACGGAGACACAGTGACGGCTTCGGGCGGCCAGACGATCGACATTTCCGTGGCGGACAACGTGGCGAGTTTTAGCGTCCGATCCTTTCCGTTTTGGGAGCCGTTCACCGTGACGGCAGCAGCGGTTGCGGAATTTGAAGGAAGTTGTGGATTTGTCGCAGGTGATGCCGGATCTATAACGAATGAACCAGTTGATGGTTTTTCCTTAGTAAAATGCTACACCTATATGGCGGACCTAGTGCCGACTCTGTTCTTTCAAATCAACGGCCCGACCCCCCTTCGCGATAATTTATGGGGCGCATTGCTCGGAGTGAACGCCGTTGATTTTACTCTTGATGACTATAGCGTTTTTACTGTGATCGGAGCAGAAGGAGGGTTCGATACGTCTTTTGAAGTACCGGGCGTCACCATGTGGACGGTCGGTCAGGCCGTACCGATCGTAATTATCCCCCAATCGTGACCCCCGATAATTTCGACTGGAAGCACCCCGAGTACGGCCCGATCATAGTCGAACGGTTCCGGCGGCTTCAATATATCCGGGAAAACCCCGAGATCCTGCCCGACCTGAAGCGTTTCTATCGCGATCAGCCATGGCAGTTCCTGACGGATTGGGGTTGGACCGCCGATCCCCGTAACGTCGAAGTCGGCCTGCCCGTACTCGTGCCGTTCATCCTGTTCCCGAAGCAGATTGAGTTTGCCAAATGGATCGTCGAACGCTGGAAGGCTCGTGAGCCCGGTGCGGCCGGCAAGTCTCGCGAAGTCGGCGCGACGTGGGTGGCGGGCAGTCTCGCGGCAACTATGTGCATGTTCAATGACGATCTGGCGATCGGTGTCGGGTCGCGCAAGCTCGAACTTGTCGACTCGCTGGACGACCCGAAGGCGATCATGCCGAAAATCCGGCAGTTCCTGAACAACTGTCCGCGCGACTTTACCGGCGAATGGTCGAGCCGCGAAAAACTGATCAAATTTGCCAACGGATCGACCATTGCGGGCGAAGGGGGCGACGATATTGGCCGCGGCGGCCGAACCTCATGGTATCTGGTCGACGAAAGCGCTTTCCTGCAGCACCCCGAGTCGATCGACGCGTCGCTATCGGCCAACACGAACTGCCGTATCGATTTGTCCACGCCGAACGGTTCGGCCAATTCGTTCGCCCGCAAGTTTCTCGGCTGGCCAGCGAACCGCGTCTTTCAACTCCACTGGCGCGACGATCCCCGCAAGGACGAGGCGTGGTATCAGAAACAGAAAGACCAGTTGGATCCGGTCGTCCTGGCGCAGGAAGTCGACATGGACTTCAGCGCGTCGGTCGAAGGGATCGTCATTCCATCCGCATGGGTGCAAGCAGCCATCGACGCACATATTCATCTGGACATTAAGCCGACCGGCGAGCGACTGGCCGCACTGGACATTGCCGACCGCGGCAAGGATCTGAACGCCCTCGCCGCCTGCCGCGGCGTCCTGATCGACCATGTGGACCAGTGGACCGGCAAGGACGGCGATATTTATGCGTCGGTCGTCAAGGCATTCGGCCAGTGCGACGATCTGGACGTCGAAGACCTGTTGTACGATGCGGACGGCATGGGCGCGGGCGTGCGGGGCGATGCGCGCATGATCAACGAGGCGCGACGGGCGGACGGCTACGAGCATAGCCACGTCCCCCGGCTGATCAATGTTCGGGGCTTCCACGGTAGCGGCAAGGTCGAGAAGCCCGATACGAAGATATACCCCGGCGCGAACCGAACGAACGCCGACTATTACAAGAACCTGAAGGCGCAAAGCTGGGGCAACCTGCGACGGCTATTCCGCGAGACTTTCCGCGCGCGCAGCGAGCCGGGTTATAATTACGATCCGTCCCAGATTATCAGCCTTTGCAGCAAAATGCCGCTCTTGCAGAAGCTGACGACCGAACTGTCTCAACCGACGTGGGAGCCGGACAATACGGGCAAGATGGTCGTCAACAAACAGCCTGACGATAGTAAATCGCCAAACCTTGCCGACGCTGTTATGATGGTGAAAAGCGGCGCGCGTCGTCGCATGATTATCAATAGGTAGGATGGCGGATGCTCGATCGGTTCAAACAGTGGCTGAAAGCCTCCCCGGCGCCGGTAGTCGAGCAGCCCGTCGAGTCTGCGCGTCCGTCGATGACGATCAGCCTCGGGTCGCTCGCGCTCGCCAAGACACGGCCCGCTTCGACCAAAGCCGACCCTATGAAGCGCCCCGCCGAAGAGGTTTACGCGCCCTACCAATACGCGCCGGGCGTCGTCCCCGCCGAGATGGCGATGGACCATTCGGGACCGCTCGGCGGAAGCCAACTGACCAACTGGGCTCAGAGTGCACTATTCCACGAGGGCCAAGGGTTCTTCGGGTTCCCCTATCTGTCCGAACTGTTACAGCGGGCGGAATACCGGCACGCGGCGACTATCTGGGCCGAACATGCTGTCCGTAAGTGGATCAAGATAACGGGCGGCTCGGCCGACCAGCGCGCAAAGGTCGAGGCGGAATTTGACCGACTGGACGTGCGGACCGTTACGGAAGAATGGTGTTTTCTCGATCAAGGCTATGGGCGCGGTCAGATATTTCTGGACTTTGGCGACGCGGATAAGCCCGCCGAGCTGATCACGCCTTTGCGTCTGACAAAAACCAAGGTCAACCAGCGTCGACCGCTTCAGGCGCTCAAGGTCGTCGAACCCGTATGGGCGGCACCGGGCGTCTATGAGACGAGCAACCCGCTAAAGCAGAGTTTTTATAAGCCGAGCGAATGGATCGTTTACGGCAAGCGCGTGCATCACTCGCGGATGCTGACCATGACCAGCCGCCCCCTATCGGACATGCTGAAGCCCGCCTATGCGTTTGCGGGCCTATCGCTCGTCCAGATGATGAAGCCCTACGTGGATAACTGGCTGCGCACACGGCAAGCGGTATCCGATATGGTCAACAGCTATTCGATCCTGAACCTCAAGACGGACATGTCGTCCACGATGGCCGGCGGCGATTGCTCGGAAGTTTTCAAGCGAGTCGAACTTGCCAACGACGGGCGCGACAACCGAGGCATGTGGGTCACGGACAAAGACACCGAGGAACTGGTAAATATTGCTGTCCCGCTGTCCGGTCTGCACGAATTGCAGCGGCAAGCCCACGAGCAATTGGCAAGCGTGGCGCGCATCCCGTTGTCGATCTATATTCAGGTATCGCCCACCGGTCTGAACGCGAACAGCGAGGGGGAGGCGCGCAATTTCTATGCGGACGTCCATTCGCTGCAAGAAAAGAACATGCGGCCCGGTCTTTGCGTCATCTTGAAGGCCGTCCAACTCTCCCTGTTCGGCGAGTTGATCGACGGGATGGACTTTGAGTTCCTGCCGCTCTGGGAGATGGACGACAAGGACAAGGCCGAGATGCGCAAGGTCGATGCGGAGGCCGACGTGGCTTACACAACCGCAGGTATTGTCGATCCCGAAGAGGTCCGCACACGCCTGTCGAACGACGAGAATAGCCTATACCACGGGGTCGATCTGACCGATCCGCCGCCCGGCTTTGGGAACGAAGGGACCGACGAAGACCCGAAGGACGGGGGGGCGCCCGATGCCCAAGACACTTAACCCCATCCGCCCGGCGGCCCCGACGCGCATCCAGTACCAGAAGCGAGTCGACGCGCTGATCGACGAGATGGCGGATAGCCTGATGTACTGGCTGAAGGCGGCCTATCGCGCCAACGAGCCCGCCACGGTCGACCTCGGCCATGACGCCCTGCCGTTGCAGAACGCTTTCGACAAGCTGCGGCGCCGCTGGCTCCGTCGGTTCGATACGCTCTCCGAGCAACTTTCCGAATGGTTCGCAACGAGCGTCGAGAACCGTGTCGATCGGAATATGAAAGCGGACATGCGGAAAGCCGGGTTTACCGTCAAGTTCCAGCAGTCTCCGGCCATGCGGGAAGCCTTCGAAGCGGTGGTCGCCGAGAACGTCGCGCTTATCAAGTCGATCGGCGCGCAGCATCTGGAAGGCGTGCAGGTCGCCCTGTCGCAGTCCGTCGCCACTGGTCGCGACCTCGCGTCACTGACCGAACATTTGACCAAGCGCGTCGGCATCACCAAACGACGGGCCGCGCTCATTGCGCGCGATCAGACGAACAAGGCGACCGCGATGATGGTCCGTACGCGGGCGCTCGAGAACGGCATAACCAAGGCGCGCTGGCAGCACTCGGCCGGCGGCAAGACCCCTCGTCCCGAACACGTTCGGGCCAGCCGCGATCGGCTCGTATTCAATCTCGCGGACGGCGTGGACTTTGAGAACGGCGAAGGGACGGTCTGGCCGGGGACCGCGATTAACTGCAGGTGCGTGGCGATACCCGTAATTCCCGGCTTTGATTAGCCGCCGCCTTGCCGTATTGTAGGCTTTCATAATTATTGGAGCCCCCAATGGCCGACAGTTCCACCCTCATTGATCGAGTCAAGATTTTCGCGGAGTCGAGCGGTAGCGGTCCGTTCGTGCTGGGCAATGCGGTTCCGGCATTCCGGGGGGCGGAAGTTCTTACCGACGGTCTGACCTACAGCTACGCCGTCGAGAACGGGGCCGACTACGAGGCGGGCCAGTGCGTCTATGTCGCCGGAGCGAACCAGCTTCTCCGCACCCCGTCCATTTCCAGTGCGGGCGGTGCGCCCGTTCCCTTCCCGGCGAACGTGGCGATCATATTTACCGCCCTTGCCGCCGATCTGACTTCTTCGCTCGAGGGGACCGGCACGGTCCGCAGTGTCTCCGCGGATGGGGGGACGACAGGTCTTGGCTTTACTGGAAGCCCGATCCAAGTCGAAGGGACGCTGGTTCTCGGCGGCGTGCTGAACGTTACGAATGGCGGCACGGGCGGGTCGACTGGGGCGGAAGCGCGAGCGGGTCTCGGGCTCGGCAATGTCGATAATACGAGCGACGCGAATAAACCGGTCAGCACCGCCACGCAGGTCGCTTTGGACACTAAAGTCGCTACGGCCGATCTAGCGGCGGCGGGCGGCAGTAGTCTTGTCGGCTATCAGCGCGCGGGCGCCGGAACGATTCTTTCGTCGGCAGCTAATCAATTTTCGCAACGTCTGTCCATTGACGATTTCGTCGGTGCCGACCGTACCGGGACGACGAGCAGTACCGCCGCAGCCGCCGCAGCCGCCGCCGTTTTGACCGATCAACTTGGCGGACTTTCGCATTTTCAGGCAGGCACATATTTGTGCGCGATAACGATCGGCAACTCGCAGAATTGGCGGGGCGAAGGACCGACGTCCGAAATTAGTATCCCAGCGCCGTCCACGATCAAAAAAAATACGAATGGCGCAACCGTGACGATCGATGGCTACGCGGCCAGTCTATCCGAAATCGGGATAGACGGAAATTCTGCGAACTTTTCCGGTGTTGGTGTCCATATCAAAAAAGCGCGTTTTCGGGCTTCGGGCGTTTCGATTAACGACACGGAGAGTCATGCCTTCCATCTTGATCCTGGCGCCGGGATCAATGGCAACGCGTGGCGGCTGAGTTCGATTTATTCCAACAGCGTCCTCGGCAGCGGTATGTATATCGACCATACCGGCAACACCCCGACGGGTTCATTTCCGTTCGGGCCGCCCGATATCAATGCGGGCTTCTCCGATCACGCCGTTATACTAAGTTCGACCGAGTACGGCGTCTATGGCGGAAACTCCATTGACAATGTCTTCATGGCTCCGGTCATCCAGAGCTGCGGGCGAGAGGGGATTTTCCTCGACGTTGGCGCGCAAGGGTATAAGATTTTCGCACCATATCTGGAGGCCAATGGTTCTGATGCCTCTGGAAATGAACTGATCATCAAAGCCGGATCGACCCAGCATATTGTTATAGGAAACCGATATTGCCTGCCGGGGGCGGGCAGTAAATATCTTGATGAGAACGCGCCGGGCAAGAATTATATCGTCACCTATGAGGACGGAATTGGCCGTTTTGCTCATTGGGGCGAAATTTCTGTTCTGAATCCTGATTTTACTGCCACCGGAGAAGTTCATTACCGTGCTTTTCTCGGCGCCAACGCCGACAACGTGTTCAACATGGTTGGAACGATTCCGGCAGGTAATGGCGGTGCATGGGGCGTCGAAACAAAGCGCCTTGGTGATACGGCCATACGGCGGCTTTCGATCGATCACCTCGGTAATGGCTACGTGCAAAACGCCACCGCATGGACTTTCGGCAAGGCCGCAGCAGATACGACAACGCCGGGGCTTACGGTTTATGCCAATGGATCGCCGCGACTTGATTTTGTCGGGTCCGGCAGCGACCCGACGACCCTCACCGCGCACTACAACGCGAACGGCTTCGTTGGCGGCATTAGCATGTCGGGATCGGCGACGACTTACGGCACTTCGTCTGACCGACGGTTGAAAAAGAAGATCCAGCCGCTAGAGGGCGGTCTGGAACTGGTCGTCAAACTTCGTCCAGTTACCTTCGAATTTCGCAAAGATAAGTCCGGTGATCGCCACCAGGGTTTTATTGCAGATGAAGTTCAGAAGTTGCTACCTCTGGCGGTGATCGGCGATCCTGATGGCGAAATACAGCTTGGTCGGATTGTCTTCAACGACACGAACGGCAGCGGTGAGGCGATCGAAGCCGCAGGCACGATCGTTATGGAGGATGTCCCGGAGCCTGTGCGACTGCCGGATGATACGCACTTTGAGCCGACCAGAATGGGCAAGTGGTATCAAAGTCTCGACTTGGCGAAGATCGTGCCTGCGCTGACGGGCGCAGTTCAGGAACTCGCACGACGCGACGAGGCGAAAGACGTGGTGATTGCGGAGCTTATGCGCCGCCTGTCCGCTCTGGAAAAACGAGGATAGTCGAATGATTCTTCTAGCCATGGACCGAACCCCGTCCGTCCGCACGTTCGATGTGGACGGACGGCTGCACGTCGCGGTCAGCCCGATCAGTAAGGCGAACGTGTGCCCGTATCTCGGCCGCGAAATCCCCGACTGGGAGCGGCTAGGCCTCCAGCCCGACTCGGTCTATCAGTTGCTGCGCGATCCCGAAGAATTGGCGCGCGCCGCGCCGACCTTCAATAACCTGCAGGTTCTATCCGAACACGTCCCCGTGACCAGCTGGGACGACGAAAGCCATATGGCCGAACTTACGGTCGGTTCGACAGGCACGGACGCCCTGTTCGCGGAAGACTATCTGACCAACAGCCTGGTCGTCTGGGCGCGCCGGTCGATCGACGGGATCGAGAGTGACGAACAGCGCGAAATTTCGAGCGCGTATCGCTATCGCGCGGACATGACGCCCGGCAATTATAAGGGCGTTGCATATGACGGGATTATGCGCGATATTATAGGCAACCATGTGGCGCTCGTGTTTGAGGGTCGCGCGGGGCCGGACGTATTTGTTGGAGACGCACAACCCATGGCTATCAAGTCAAAACGGGCGCTGATGGTGGCAGGGAGCCTTAGCGGCCTTCTCCGTCCGCATCTCGCCGCCGACGCCAAGCTCGATATTTCGGGCGCCCTGAACGGTCTGACCGACGGCACGATCAAAAAGGCGGGTGCCGTTGCTGCACTGGCCGATAAGGTCTTCGGTCTGGTCCAGCCGCAGCTTGCCGCCGATGCGGCCCTGACGGTTGCCGACGTGAAGCTCGCGATCGACGCCGCCAAGGACTTGCCGCTCGGCGAGGACGAGGAAGACCCGGAAGTCGCCGAGGACGCGGATCCCGAAGTGGCGGAAGACGAACAGGACGACGAGATCGCCGAGGACGAAGAACAGGAAGTCGCTATGGACGCGGCGGCCGTCAAGGCATTGATCGCCAAGGGCGTCACGGCTGGCCGTAAGTCGGCACTTGCGGAAGGTGCGGCCATCCGTACCGCCGAACGTGAAGTTTTTCCGGTAACGGGCGAACTGGCCGTTGCTTTCGACAGTGCCGCGGACGTCTATCGCGCCGGACTGGAAGGTCTGGGCGTTGCGCTCGACGGCCTGCCCCGTTCGTCCTACGGCGCGACGTTCCGTGCAGTTCATACGGCCACTGCGGCTGCTCCGAAAGTCGCGCAGGACTCGACGATGACCGGCACGGCTCGCGAGAATTTCAACAAGCGCTACCCCAAGCGCGCCACGATCCTGAAAGGGGTTTAAGTCATGCCGTTCCAGACTACTGCCGCTCAGCGCTATATCGCCCCCGGCGTAAAGGGTGGGTGGGCGTCGGCTAACCCCCACGCCTCTCTGCTCCAGTCGAACAACGGCGATCTTGGCGAAACCGCAACACCAATCGCCGTTTGGATGGTTGGTGCGGCTGGCGCGATCGTCGGCCAGTTCGCCTTTGCCGACACTGTGTCGGGCGAAGTGACGTCGACCAGCCCCGGCGGAGCGTTGATAACCGACACGACTGCGGGCACTGTCCGGGTCGGGTTTGTCCAGCGCGACCAGTTCGCCCTGATCACGCCGTATATGGCGGGTTCGACCGAAACGCTGTTCGAAGGCCAGCCGATTACGCTGCTCGCCGAGGGTGACGTCTGGGCGGAATTTGCTGCGGGCGCACCGATGGGTTCGTTCGTGTTCGCCAGCTATGCCGACGGTTCTGCCATCGCGGGCGCCACTTCGACGCCCCCGGTTGCCGCCGCAACGACCGTCACCAATACCAGCGGCCAGCCCACGCTGACCGTCACCGCCGGCCCCATCCCGGCTGTCGGTTCGCCGATCACCGGGACGGGCGTTCCCGCAGGCGCGCGCGTAATTAGCGTGGTCGGTGCGGTCGTCACCATGTCGGCCAACTCGACGGCGGGCGTTACGTCCATTGTGGCGACCACCGCCGCACCCACCGGCTATCGCGCCGTAAGCGTGGCGGCCAACGGCGATATTGCCAAAATCTCCGTTCAGGGGGCTTAATACAATGCGCGACAATAACGAACGGCGACTCCTGGCTGAGAATGGCGTCATCATGCTGGACAACGCGGTTTACGCGCTGGACGGATGGGGCGGCGATTATCAGATGGCTCTGGACGCCCAGCCGCAACTCGTAACCACGCTCAATCAAGGCATCCCGGCATTCCTCGCGCAGATCGTCGATCCGGTCGTGCTGGAAGTCGTCCTGCAGCCTCTTCGCATTGCCGACGTGGCGGGTGGCGAGGTCATGAAGGGCGACTGGCTCTCGCAGTCGATGCTCATGCCGCTCGCCGAGTCGGCGGGGCACGTCGTCACCTATGGCGATTACGACATGGGCGGAACGGTCGACTTTAACGTCGAATGGGTGTCGCGTCAGCCGTGGCACTATCAGACGATCAAGCGGACCGGCGAGAAACAAATCGGCCATTGGGGCCTCGCGGCTATCGACGCGAACGCCCGCATGGACACCAGCGTCGCGCAGACGTTCAATCGCATCCGCAACCGTTCGTATGCCTATGGCGTGTTGGGCTTGCAGAACTACGGGATCCTCAACGACCCGTCGCTCTCGACCCCAATCGTGCCAAATACTAAGGCAGGCGGCGGCACGTCGTGGGCGAACGCAACAGCCATCGAAATTTATAACGATGTGCTGAAGCTGTTCACCGCGCTGCAGGTCCAGATGGGCGGCAATCTTACCCGTAACGACGAGCTTGTTCTCGCCCTGTCGCCGGAAAAAGAAGCAGCCCTGTCGAACGTCTCGCCGTTCAACGTGCCGACCCGCACGACCCTTATGGAAAATTTCCCCGGTCTGCGGATCGAGCCGGTTCCCGAATACGACACGGCGGCGGGTCAGGTCATGCAGTTGATTGTCCCGCAATGGGACGGCCAGCAGACCGTCTGGACCGCGTTCACGGAAAAGATGCGCGCCCATCCGGTTGTTCAGGAACTTTCGGCCTGGAGCCAGAAGTTTTCGGGCGGCACTTGGGGTTCGATCATCCGCCGGCCCATTGCGGTCAAGCAGATGCTCGGCATTTGAATTAAATCCTGTCTCCCACTAGCCCCGACGGTGTTTCCCCTTTCCGCCGTCGGGGCGCTGATGAAACAGGAGAGTAATCTATGTCTTTTTACGCTTGCAAACTGCCGCACGGGCTCCACGTCGAACACGAAGGTACGACGATCATCCTCCACGGTGGGAACATCGGCGAGGAACTGGAAAACCCGAGCAAGAACGGTTCGCCCCGCGAGAACCGCCAGCGCGTCTATGGTTTCGGTCTGACCGAACTGTCCGACAAGCAGACCGACGCGTTCGAGTCGTGGCGCAAGGAAGTCACGACCGGCCCTGACGGCGCCAAGATCAAGGACGGCTTCGTGGCGTTCGATAACGGCTCGATCCTCGGCCCGTTCAAAACGCGCGCCGAAGCCGAGAAGGAATGCGGTGCGGTCAGTTCGATCGTGACGACCGGCTTTGAAGGCGTGGACCCTGAAGTCGAAGCGGCGAAGAAAACCGGCGTCAAGGTTAAGACGCGCGAAGATTAAGGGATACGAACATGGCGGTCGCGGTATTCGACTATGCGAAATGGTCCGCCATGTTCCCCTATCTGGCTGCGGGCGGTGTCACCGAACCGATAGCCCAAGGGTTTTTCGACATTGCCGGGCTTCTGCTCGCCAACGATGACTGTTCGCCAATTACCGATCTGGACAAGCGACTCGTCCTCCTCAACTACGTGACCGCCCATCTTGCCCGTCTCGCCGGTTATCCGATCCCTGCGGGCGGCACGGCGCAACCCGACGGTATGGTCGGCCGTGTGTCGAGCGCCACCGAAGGTACGGTCAGTGTCAGCACGGATTATGGCGCGGTCCGCGAGAACCAAGCCTGGTGGCTGCAAACTCAAGAGGGCGCGACGTTCTGGCAGCTGACGCGCTTCCTCCGCACCGCCCGGTACATCGCGCCCCCGCCCCGCAACTTCGGGCCTGCTCGCCGGTCGTTCGGTGGCATATGGCGACCATAAGTCTATCCGGCGGCGAAAAGCTCGAGCGTCGACTAGCCGCGCTCTCCCAGCAGATCGCTAAAGGCGGAACGCTCCGGGTCGGCTTCCTCGAGGGCAGCACGTACCCCGACGGTACGTCCGTGCCGATGGTCGCCGCGGCCCAGAACTTCGGCGCGCCCGGCGCAGGCATTCCGCCCCGCCCGTTTTTCAATAAATTTATCGACGACAATAAGGACGAATGGGGCGCGCAACTCGCGCGGTTACTCCAGGGCTCGGGGTTCGACGTCGAAAAGTCGCTGAACATCATGGGCATGGGGATGGTCGGCCAGTTGCAGACCGCAATAATTGAAACGAACGACCCGCCCCTGTCGCCGGTAACTTTGCTGCTCCGGTCGCGCTTCCCGACTGGCGACTATGAGGCGGGCGACGTATGGCAAGCTTTCGCGGATATTGCGGCCGGCGAAGTCCCGAGCGGCGGCAGTAGCAAGCCGTTGGTCTGGTCAGGCCACATGCTCGCATCGGTTGATTATGAAGTGGTGACGGACGATGGTTAATTTGCGAGCTCGCGCGAACGTACTGACCAGCCGGATCAATCCGAACCTGTCGATCGGCTATCGCCGCTATGCGGGTCGCACGGTCAATCCCGACGGCACGCAGGTCGCCGAGTATGACCCGCAGACGTCCGTCGTCGCGCAGGTCCAGTCGCTCGGCAAAAAAGAGGCCGTCCATCTGTCGTCGCTGCGCATCTCAAATTGCGAGCGCATGGTCTATGTGAACTTCCAGCTTCAGGCGACCGACCGAGTCGAACAGACCGGCGGCGATCTGGTCGTGTTCGAAGGTGCGGTCTGGCAGGTTGAAGCGATTTTGGAAGGCTGGTCGACCGCGGGCTGGTCGCGCGGCGCAGTCAGTAAGCAGATGGACGCTCCGACAGGATGACGGCTAGTGCGTGCGCTTGGTTGATGGGGGTTTTCGCAAAACGATCCGTTAGACGACGACCCGCTGAATCCGCTCGTAAAATTGATAGCATTTCGGGATTTTCGCGAAACCACCGTTGCCAAAGCCCCAAATAGGCTAGCCATAAATCCTCTTTCGATATGGAAACGACGGGCGGTTTGCCCTTCCCGACTCTCCACGAAGTGCCTCCGGTCTGTCGGTATCCTTTGACGTCGAGTTGATAGGCTTCTTCAATGGTGCGACCATCGGATAGTCGGGCGAAAAGCGCGGAAAATCGCCGGTCGCCACGGCTCGATACTTCGTATCCGTCGGCGGCATAGCGCGCCCAACCCCCGCCAGCCGTCGCGGTCATCTTGTTTCCTTCCGTCGGCGAGCAGCCCGCGCCGACCGCTGGCGCTCCCGGTCCGCCTCGTGACGGACAATATGATTGGTTGCGAGCGATAGCGTATTGCTCGAATAGCGACAGCCGGGGACGGTGCAGCGGTATTTATCGAACATCAGATCACCACGTCCGGTGCGTTTCGGCGACCCATTCCAGCCCGTCGTAATTTTCGATTTGCCACGATACGCCGGAGGGGATCGAGGTTACGTCGAGTTTCGCAAACTCCCCGTTCGCTTCGTCACCGAGTTCCTCGATAGCCGCGATCAAAGCCAGATCATCTCGGTCGATATCGCATGGCGTCAGGCTGGCAGCATCCCACGCCGCGTTTGATGCTTGACGTTCTTCCAGCGACATTTCGTGGAAATTATCCTGATCCGGCGGGCGTTGCTCGACAGGAACGAGCCAATACGTCCAGAACCCATATGGTTTTCCGTCATGTTCGGGATAGAGCGTGATGCCTTTGTGGCGCGCGTAGGCAAGCACGCCTGCATGGCTTAGGCCGAACCCCCCGTGGCAGCGGTTAACGACGATTTTTTGAATACCTGTTTCGGACACGGTTCAATCTCCTTGAGCGGCCACCTTACGCATATTGACCGTCCCGTCAATACCTATTTTTCCCCCGCGTCCTGTCGTATGCTCCCCGCCATGGCCGCAACCGTAGACTTAACCGAACAAGCCGTCTTTACCGGCCTGCGCGCGTTCGTCCTCGACGTGCTGACGGTCGGGCCGACCAACGTCATCAAGGGCCAAGCGAACCGCGTGCCGATGCCCGCCGGTCCGAACTTCGTAATCCTGACGCCGACGGGCCGCGCGCAACTTGCCACGACCAAACGCACCTACCTACCGTCAGCCCAGCCCGCCCCGGCACCCGGCCAGCGCGACACGCAGCGGCAAACCCGGCTGGACGTGCAGTTCGATGTGTACGGCCCGGCAGCGGCCGAGAACGTCCAGATTATCTCCACGCTGCTCCGCGACATGTACGGCTGCGACTTCCTGCGACCCCATCAGGTCCAGCCGCTCTATTGTGGCGACCCCAAGCAATTGCCGCTCGTCACGGGCGAATTGCAATATCTGGCGCGGTGGATGCTCGGGGCGACTTTGCAATTCAATCCTACGGTATCGACAAGCCAGCAGTTTGCCGATATTGTGGACGTCACCCTAGTAGAGGCGGATTAAAAATGGCGAATAGCATCCCGGCGAAAGATATCGTCAATGTCGTGCCGGGTGTCGTCAGCCCCGGCGGAACCGGCCTCGATATGGTCGGGCTGATCCTGACCGAGTCCGTCCGTGCGCCGGTCGGCCAAGTCCTACGGTTCCCGACCGCGCGCGCCGTCTCCGATTATTTCGGTCCGACCAGCGACGAGGCGAACGCCGCGACCATCTATTTTAACGGCTACGCCGGCGCGACGTCGGTTCCGGCGTTCATCCTGTTCTCGGCGCACACGCTGACCGCCCGTGCTGGCTGGATCCGCGGCGCCGCGCTCGGTCTGACGCTGGCCGAACTGCAAGCCCTGACCGGCACGCTGACGATCGACTTCGGCGGCACCCCCATCACCAGCGCCGCAATCGTGCTGACCACCGCCACGAGCTTTTCGAACGCCGCGACCATCATTCAGGCGGCCTTTACGTCGCCGGACTTCGCGGTCACTTACGACGGCCTGACCGGATCGTTCCTGTTCACCAGCACGGCGACGGGTGACGTGGCGACGATCGTCTATGCGACCGGCACGATCGCGGCGGGTCTGAAGCTGACCGAAGCGACTGGCGCGACCCTCTCCCAGGGGCAGGACGCCCAGACCGCCGCCGAGACGATGGACGCGGTAACGGACGCAACGCAGAACTTCGTGACCTTTACGCATCTGGCCGAACTGACCGACGACGAGATCGTCGAGTTCGCGACGTGGAACGGCACGCAGGACGACCGGTTCCTTTACGTCGCCTGGACGGACTCGCCGGCCGCCATCACGAACAGCGACACGACCAGCCCCGCCGTGCGGATCGCCGCGCTCGAACTGTCGGGAACGGCAAGCATCTGGTCGCCGACGTTCCACAAGGCCGTGTTTATTCTCGGTTACGCAGCGGCGATCGACTTCAACCGCGACAATGGCCGCACGGTCGCCGCGTTCCGTCGGGGCCAAGGGCTCGCCGCGGACGTGACGAACCAGACGATCGCGAACAACCTGCTCGCCAACGGCTATAGTTTCTATGGCACCTACGCGACGGCCAACGACGACTTCACGTGGATTTATAACGGCACGGTCAGCGGCCCGTTCGCGTTCATCGACTCGTATCTCAATCAGATTTGGATGAACAACGCGTTCCAGCTGTCGCTGATGAACCTGCTTGGGCAGGTCGGCCAGATCCCCTATAATGATGACGGTTACGAGCTGATCGGCGCCGGCTTGACCACCGATATTTCCAACGCGGTCGACTTCGGCGCGATCCGTGCGGGCGTGGTCCTGTCCGAAGCGCAAAAGACGATCATTATCGGAATCGCCGGTTCGGACATTTCTGACATTCTCTTTACCCGCGGCTGGGAACTGACAATCCAAGATCCCGGCCCGGCTGTCCGTGCCGAACGCGGCTCGCCGATCTGCACGTTCTTTTATACGGATGGTCAGTCGGTCCAGAAGATCACTCTCTCCAGCCTGATGGTGCAATAAGACTATGGCCAACAATCGGACTCTCACCGCCGCGAACGCCATCATCATGATCGGCGTGCAGGGCCTATTCGACACGCCTCGTCGCTTGCAGGGCTTCGCGGCGGATAACGTCACGACGATCGACCCGGTATCGAACGCCGAGACGTCCATGGGTATCGACGGGCGGCTGTCGGCCGGTTTCATTCACAACCCGATCCAACAGGCCATCACGCTCCAGGCGGACAGCGAGTCGGTCGACATGTTCGAATTTTGGAACGCCTCGCAGCGTCAGCGCCGGGAGGCCTATGTGTGCTTCGGGTCGATCCTCCTGCGCGCTACGGGCAAACGCTACGTGATGACGCGCGGCTTCCTGACCACGGCGAGCCTGATGCCTGCCATTAACAAGACGCTCCAGCCGCGCCAGTTTACGCTGATGTGGGAGAACGTCACGGTCGGGCCGGCTTAACGAATACCTGCTCCTTGGGTCGCAAAGAAAACCCCCGGTAGCTTACGAGCCGCCGGGGGTTTTTCGTTCGTAGGGGGCGAACGGTTTTACTTATATCCGCGCATTTTGGCCTCCTGGGTTAGAGAATCAAAACAAGCACTACACTTCTAACCCCGCCAGATTGCCCGCATCTGACCGCCCCGTCAATACCTTTCTTTCCTCCCGCGCGAGCCTTATTGTCGGCCCCGGCCCCTCACGGGGGCTAATCAGGGAGTGACCAATGGCACGCAAAGTAAAGATGATCCGCATACCGGCAGACCCGCCGAGTCGGGACGCGGGCAAGACCTTCCAGCTGACCGAAATGTCCGCCGCGCAGTCCGAAAAATGGGCCCTTCGCGCGCTCGGGGCTATCGCGAACAGCGGCATGGAAATTCCCGAAGACGTGATGCGCCTCGGTATGGGCGCCCTCGTGGCGGTCGGCTTCAAAGGTCTGCTGACCATGCAGTTCGACGAGGCCGAGCCGCTGCTGGACGAAATGATGGATTGCATCGTGATCGTGCCGGACCCGAAGAACCCCGGCGTCGTCCGGCCCGTCGATGACGAGGATATTGAGGACGTGACGACCCGCCTGACTTTGCGTTCGGAGGTGTTCGAATTGCACACGGGTTTTTCGCCGGCCGGCTTCCTCTCGAAATTAGGGACGTCGGCGAAACAGACCCCGGTTACGTCGGATTTGCCAACGTCCCCCAAACCATCGGCAACGCCGTCGCCAGCGGACGGGCAACCCTGATCGAGCTGCAAACCGTCTACGGCCTGGAGGATCTTTACGACCTGCTGGAAATTGGCCGGATCGAGTCGTATAACGAACGTCTGGCGCACGAGGCCGCCGCTAATCGGGACGACGGATAATGGCTGAAATTGTGGATGCCTTTGTTGCGACCCTTGGGCTTGACGATACTGATTACAAAAAGAAAAGCCGCGAATATCGGGACGACCGCAAGCGGCTGGCCGAAGAGGAACAGAAGCAAAATCGCATCTCGCAGGACGGCCAGTCCCGCACGGTCGCCGGGCTCCGCACGCTGCGGAATGAAACCGCCGGTTTCCTGCTTATGCTGGCCGGGGCGACCAGTCTCGTCGGGTTCGCCAAGGACATGCTTACCGCCGATGCCGCGACGGGTCGCTTTGCCCGAAATACCGGCATGGCGACCGAGCGCGTCTCGGTCTGGGAGAACGCGCTTAAACAGGTCGGCGGGACGGCGCAGGAAGCCCAGCAAGCCCTCGGGACGCTGTTCGGTATCTTCCAGAACTACCAGCTTACCGGAGACCTATCGAAAGGCGGCGCGCTCGCATTTTTCGGCCTGTCCGAACGCGACCTGAAAGACCCGGAAGCCGCGTTGCTCCGCATCTCCGAGGTCGTCAAGAACATGCCTCGTGAGGACGTCGAGGCGCGACTAGCCACGCTAGGTCTGTCCGGGTCGATCGTCGGGCTGTTGGCGGGCGACCGCGGCGAATTGGGTAAGCTCCTGGCGTCGGTTGAGGCGGCAGGCGTGGCCAATGATGATTCGGCCGAAGCGGCGATGGACCTCGAGGCGGAACTGGCCAAGACCGCCCAGACCCTCCAAGGCATCGCGCGACCTGCCGTTACCGAACTGGCGACCGCCTTCACGCAGCTTACCGGGATCGTGAACGACATGATCGGTCCGATGGGTGCCGTACGCGATTGGTTTATGTCGATCGCGGATAGCAATGTCGGGAAGATGATTTCCGGCGGCGACTATAAAAACATCTGGGATTATATCGGCGAGGGCGTAGGCGGTCGGGGCGGCCAGTTGCTTAAGGAACGGTGGGGCTCGCAGGGCAAAGGAGGTTCGGGCGGCGGAGGTGCCGGTATTGGCGGTATGATCCAGCGGAACCTCGATCTATTTTCGGGCGCCATGGGCGGCGGGAGCAACGGCACGCCCCCGGCAACCGGCGGACGGCCACGTGGTCGACTCACACGTGCGGAGCGCAATAACAATCCCGGCAATATCGAGGACGGCGCGTTCGCTCGTCGCCAGTACGGTTATGTCGGCGGGGATGGGCGGTTCGCCAAGTTCTCGTCGGCCGATGCGGGCTTCGCGGCCATGGAAAACTTGCTGCGCGGTCGGGGCTATGCGGGCGGCGGGCGCAATACGATCGCCAAAATTATCAGCAAATACGCCCCATCGTCCGAAAATAATGTCGGTGCCTATGCTTCGGCGGTTGAACGGGCGACCGGGATCAACCGTCACAAACCGTTGAGCCCCGCCGAGATACGGGCCGTGTCACGCGCAATGGCCCGCCACGAGGGCTATCGGGGCGGGAGCGTGGATATTGCGGCAGGTTCGACCTACGTCGCCCGGCGCGGCCCGCAGTCGTCCCGTGCGGCTGGTGGCGCGTCGAGCAACCAATCGAACGTGACGACCGTCGGCCAGATCAACGTCTATACGCCCGCGGCGAATGCGGAGGGTATCACTCGCGATATTCGTAGCGCTATGGCTGCGCGCGGCCTCGTCGTGCAGGCTGGGAACGGCTTGCGACCCTGACCGCCTCGGCGCGCAACCGCTTGTGCCGTCGGGCTTCCAGATAGTCGGCAATATGCTGGACGTGGGCGCGACGCCCGGTCTCGTCGGGGAAATACGCGGCTTCAGAATATACCATCGGTCAGGCGATCGAGATCAAGAGGTCGGCAACCTCCGACACGTCCATCGAAATCAGATAGCCCTCGATTTCGGCGGGATTGCTGGCGGCGTATTTAGCCGCCTTCGCCGCGCCGTGCATTCCGAGAGCTTTCATTTCAGTCAGTTCGGTGATTACGTCGTTAATGTCGGCCATGTCGTGTCTCCTTGTTGACCCCCGTTTACCTACCATTGACCGTCCCGTCAATACCTATTTTTCCCCCCGCCCATGTGGCATTGTCGGACCATGAGCGCGCTTTACCCTAATGTGCCGGACGTCCCCGGCGTCCCGGTCGTCAATCGCGCGACCACGGCCATATCAACAGCGATCGACGGTGCCGCGCAATCACGCAGCGCCTCGCAGGTCGGTCTGGACCTGATCGAAGCGGGCGACTTCCCGACTGCGGCCCTGTCGTTCATAGCGGGCGGCAACCTTGCGCAAGCGGCCCTCGTGCTGGTCGATCCCGTATTTGCCAGCGGCTCGTTACCGTCCGGGGCGCTCAACTCGGCGGCGGGCATGGCGCAAGGTGCGGCCAACGCTCTTACATCCGGCGACATTGCGGGCGCGGTCAACGCGGGCCTTCAGTCGATCAGCTATGCGACCGAAGCGATCCTGTCGATGCGGGACGTCCTCAACCCGCCGGGCGTGCCGATACTGGCCGACAGCGGTCCCGAGGTTCAAGCCGATATCGCCCAGCAATGGGGGCTTTACGATCAGAGCGGATTGCCTGCCGTTCTCGCCGATAACGTCCAATCGCTGGAAGTCACGCTCGAGGCGCAAATTAGCGACTTCCCCGTCGAGAACGGCGGGTTCGCCTCGTATAATAAAGTGATCCGCCCTTTCGACGTGCGAGTCGCCATGACGAAAGGCGGATCGGTAGAGGATCGCCAGGCGTTCGTGCAGCAAGTGCAGGACGCGTGGCAATCGCTCGAGCTGTTTAATGTGGTCACGCCTGAGGTCGTTTATCTGGACGTCAACGTCGTGGGCGTGCGGCGACTGGTCGAGTCGGACCGCGGTGTCGGGTTAATGATGCTCGACGTATCTTTACGCAAGGTCCGTCAGACCGGGCGTCTGGCATTTACCAGCACGGCGCAACCGGCGAGCGCGGGCGTCAACAATAACGGCGCGGTCCAGACGCAAACAGACTTCCGGTATGAAGGGACCGTCAGCTAATGGCCGTCGAGCGCATCCCCCTCAATCCGCAGCCCTCGCAAGTCCTGTCGGTCCAGCTGGGCGGCCAGTCCTGTCGCATTGCCGTCCGCCAGCGCCGCACGGGCGTCTTTGTCGACCTGTACGTGCAGGACGCGCCGATCGGTCTCGGCATGAAGGCGCTGGATCGTAAATTTATGGTTCGGGCCGCCTATACCGGATTTATTGGCGATCTGTTTTTCGTGGACACGCAGGGCGAAGAGGATCCGCAATATGCCGGGCTCGGCTCGCGCTGGCAGCTGGCGTGGGACTCGGCGGCCGCGATATGACCTTCGTCCGCCGGGAGATTAATTTAGCGTTCGTGCTGGGTGAAGGGTCGTTCGGCGAGGGCGACTCGAACGCTGTCGAGATTACCGGCCTTCGCACGTCCGCCCAGATCACGCGGGCGGGCGGCGTGTCCATGAGTTCGCTTAACCTGCGGGTCTGGGGGATGCCACTGGACGTCATGCAAAAACTGTCGGTCCTTAATATCCTGGCGCTTCAGCAATACCGCCGGAACGTCGTGACCGTCACGGCTGGCGACGCGGAAAATGGCTTCGGGGTCGTTTTTTCCGGCGAGATTAAGGAAGCGTGGGTCGACGCGGAAAACTCCCCGGACGTATGTTTCACCCTGACCGCCTTCGAAGGCATGACGGACAAGGTGCGGCCAGTTGCGCCCAATAGCTTCAAGGGCTCGGCGTCGGTGGACGTGCTGATGGGCAGTATCGCCCGGCAGATGCAGCCGCCGCGAACGTTCGAAAATAACGGCGTCGATGTGACGCTCGATAATGTTTATCTGCCCGGCACGTTGGACGCGCAGGTCCGCAAGATTGCCGATGCGGCACAATGTGTCGTCTATATGGATAGTGCGGTTCTCGCCATCTGGCCGGTCGGCAGCGCGCGGGGCGGCGCGATCCTCGAACTGTCCGCAGCGAACGGTCTGGTCGGTTATCCGCAGTTCTCGCAGACCGGCGTGTCGCTGACCGTCCTCTATACGCCGTCGCTCAGCTACGGGCAGAAAATACGGCTCCGATCGACGCTCGGCTCTCCCGCCAATGGCGACTGGATCGTGGCGAACGTCACGCACAATCTGGACAGCGAGACGCCCGGCGGCCAGTGGTTTACCTATGTCGAGTGCGGGCGGGACGGCTTCCCGACTCCGGTGATCGGATGACCGCCAACGAACAAGCCTATACGACCTTCGGGTCGCTGCCGGACACGACCGACGAGTTTAACCGCATGTCGTTCGTCGTGCGGTCGATAATGGCGCAGCAAGCGACCACGACGCTGGTTATCGTGCGGGCAGTCGAGGACGGCTCGGTCGACGTGCAGCCGATGGTCGCGCAGGTCGACGGGGCGGGCAATGCGGTCGATCACGGCATTATCCACGGTCTGCCCGTCTGGCGGCTCCAGGGGGGCAGCAGTGCTGTCATTGTCGAGCCGACCGTCGGTGATATCGGTCTAGCCGTCTTTGCCAGCACGGACATATCGAACGTCAAGCGCGCGAAGGAACCGACCACGCCGGGCAGTTTCCGCCGGTTCGATTGGTCGGACGGGATTTATCTGGGTGGTCTGTTGAACGCCGCGCCGAGCCAGTTCGTGCGGATGGACGACGAGGGCGTGACGATCACCGCGGCCCCTGGTCTGCCGGTTACGTTCAACGCCGACAGCGTAGTCATCAACGCTGATACGGTCAGTATGTCCGGCGATCTGACCGTTGCGGGTAGCATAACGAGCGGGCCCGGCAGCACGTTCGATGGCGTCGCGTTCGACACGCACGTCCATTCGGGCGTTACAACGGGTGGCGGGTCGAGCGGGCCGCCTGTTTAGAGTTGCTGCCAGTGCGCGGCGACTTCCCCGCCTTCGCAAAGCTCGCAGCCCGGCAATCCGCAGTGATCTTGCCATTCTTCATCGCGCCAGTCATGACGGCCATCAATAAACCGTCGCAACTCACTTTCGCTAAACTCGGGTCGCCGATAATACGTCAGGTCGGCAAA